TGCTCGCTTCGCACGCATAGGCATAAAGGCTTCCAACCTAACAATTTGGTAACGCTCGGGCGTGTCGGCCTTGACGGCGGGAGAGAGAGAGTGTATGCTACGCCCGCTAAGGCCAGCCAAGATAACGATTTGGTAACGGCTATTGCCCTTTCCCCCATAGAGAGAGTAGACTACTCCGCCGCGAGCGCGGAAAGAGCCTAATAAGCCTATTAAAGAGAGAGGCTAGGCACGCAGTTAGGCTACTGCCTAATAGCCCTATTAACCACGCAGGGATAAGCCCAGATGTAGAGCAGGTTGCCAAACTTATTAGTAACTAAGGCTGTGGGTAGGTCTGCTACAACTAAACAAGACTGCTTATCTATCTCTATTGGTATCTCTATGAGTAGTTAGTGGTCGAATTGACCAAGCGCCCAATTTTTTCCGCTTGGTTTGGCGTAGCAGGTGGCTTTGATTTAGGTGAACAATAGGTGAACAAATGGGCAAAACCCTATTTAGATGTCTGGTGCTGTGCTTAGAATTGAGGGCAGGCAACCGCCTACACCTAAATACCAGAAAGCGAGAATACCGCCCATGTCCATAGCACTAATGATTGAGAGCGAGATTGAGAGTGGCAAAGAGCAAACTCTCATTATCCCGACCAACACCGAAGTCCTCATGTTTCACCGACTATCCAATGGTCAGAGAGGTCGTGGTCAGCGCTGGCAGTCAGTCAAGACGACTGATGAATTGCCAACGACCCTTATCACGTCAGAACCAAAGGCAGTCCTAATCAGCGCCCGAGATGTAGCAACCGCTGAACTCGGCAACGTCACCGCCCTAGCAGTCAAGTTGCTTGCCGTAGAAAGCAAGCCTGCTAATGAGGCGTTCCCTATCGCCCACGCTGAAATCGCAGGCGAGGTCATTGAGCAGTTGCTCGCAGGCGACCCTGAACTGAACGCCTACATTAGTGACGGCAGACTACGCAACCCTATTACCTTTACGGCTATCGGAGTTAATCAGCCTGTTATGGAAAGCGCCTTTTACCCTGTCCTAGCGCAAGAGGTTAGCAATCCTATTCAGGTAGCACCTGCCCCAATCGCCCAAGCCCCAATTCCTGCCGTATCAGCACCTCGCAAGGCAGAGGTCGAACTTGCTCGTATCCCAGATAAGAAATGGGCAGACGACTACCTGAACCGCAAAGTCGTAAATGGAAAGACCGACTTCGACATACTTGACGTTGCTAAGGCTAATAAGCAGAACGTTCTAATCCGAGGTCACGCTGGCTCGGGTAAGACCATGTGTATCTTGGCATGGGCAAGCGCTCGTCAGTATCGCTACTACAACATCTCGGCGAACGTTGGGCTAGAACCAAGCCACCTATTCGGCGCTTGGACACCTACCGAACAGGCAGGCGTATTTAAGTGGCAAGACGGCGCTGTGACTGACCTCGTTAGGCATGGTGGAGTGCTTTTGCTCAACGAAATTGACTTTATGCCAGAGCGAATTACCACAGTCCTATTTGGACTGCTTGACGACAGGCGTGAAATCCAGTTGCTCGAAAATGGTGGCGAGGTAATCAAGGCGCACCCTGACCTCGTTGTAATCGGCGACCACAACCCGAACTACCGAGGCAGTCGCCCAATGAACCAAGCATGGAAAGACCGCTTTGCTCACAAGTTGGAGTTTGACTACGACAGGTCAATCGAAAAGAAACTTATTAAGAGCGCCTCGTTGCTTGACGTTGCCCAAAAACTCCGTGACCAAGCGCACAAGGGCGAACTTGATACGCCTGTATCGACCAGAGGGCTTATGTCGTTCTGCCGAAACGTTGAGAACGTTGGGCTTGATTATGCCGTCACCTCTTACGTCAATGGATTTTCTGATGATGAACGTGAGGCAGTCAAGTTAGTTTTCGACACCGCCAAGTCTGGTATCGCCAGCGACTTTGGTATCACAATCAAGACCGCCCCTACCCAGAGTGACGAGGCTTAATAAAATGGCTAAACACATACGCAAAAACGTAGAATACGACAACGGCGAGGCTTGGCAAAAGTGGTCGGAGTGGGAACGTGAAAACGCTGACCTCTTGGCAGACATGGATTACAGTCACTCAGCGCTAGACAAGATTGTTGCCGAAACTGGTCGTGACCGCAACGAAGTCTTTTTGGAACGTCAGCAGGCTTATTGGGAACTGCGAGAAGTCTGGCGGGCAGAGGAATACGCTCGGCAGATGAAAAGTGGCGAGTATCTGATTATCAGGAATAATAAACTTGATAGCGCCTGTGCCATTTACCAAAAGGCAGACCGCATTTTGACCAACCTGCCTGTCCAAGTCTTTCTCAATGACGACCAAGCCAGCGCACCTGCTCACAATGACGGCAAGAACATTACGTTTAATGCCACGCTTATCAAAGACCTTGATGATGAAACTGTGAGGTCGCTACATGGACTTAACTATCACGAACTAGCGCACCTGCTATTCACCCCTCGCATTGGCACAGCGCTCGGCAAGTGGGTCATGGAAAAGGTTAGTAAAACTGTTAAGGTAGAAACTTACCGATACAACCCTGTAACTGGCAAAACAGAACCCTTTAACTACGACCATGAGGTAGAGGAATTGGCAGAACAGCGCAGGCTGACCGCCTTTAACATTTTAGAGGACAGCCGAGCCGAGCGCCTGCTCACGATTAAGTATCCGAGCGTTAAGCCGTTCTTAACAGTCTTGATAAGCGATTACATTGTCGAACAGCCCGAGCAACTTGGCGAGGCGTTCTACCTGCTGGCTGGTCGTATGTATCTTGACCGAGAACTCCGAGCGCTATCAGCACGCCTTTACGCTGATAAGTATGGCGAGGACAGGGCGAGGGCTATCTACGAAGTCATGGCAGAGTATCGCAAACTTATTTTCCCTCGGGATTACACTCGGGCGCAGGAACTAATCACGACCTTAGTAAATCTATTGCCAGAGGAACAGTCTGGCGGTCAGGGTCACGGCGGTCACGGCGGTAGCCCGACAGGTTGTAGTCACCGACCTCTCATGCGAAACGGCAAGCCCCAGAGTGAGAAAGCCCAAGACGAACTTGATAAGCAAGACGGCGAGGAAAGCGTAAGTCCGTTCCCAGAAATCGGCGAGGGTGGCGATACCAACACAGGCGAAATCAGCAAAGACAACTCGCACTTTAACGAGGTTGCTAAGGAACTTGTTGATAAAGCCCAAGAGCAGTCCGAGCGTGCTAAGGCTGATAAGTCACTCAAACAAAAGGTGAGGGATACAGTCGGCGCTATCGCTAGGGATAACTCAACCAAGTCTATTCTTGGAGTTGCTAGGACTACTAAGCAAGAACCAGCGCAGTCCGAGGTCTTGGCTAGTCGTCTATTCGCCCAAGAGTTAGAGCGCCTGCGTATCGACAGCGACCCTGCTTGGATTACCGAAATGCCAACAGGCAAACTGAACGTTCAGCGTGCCATGAACGCCGACATCAACGACATCAACAAATTATTTAATCGTTGGGTAATGGGTAATGACGACTACGACATTGAGGCTTGTATCCTCATGGACAGGTCAGGCTCTATGTGGACACAGATAGGCGCAGTCTGCCGTAGCGCTTGGGCAATCAAGCGTGCCGTTGAGAAAATCAACGGCAGGGTGTCGGTCATGACGTTCGGTGATGTATCTCGCACGCTCTACACCGCTGACGAGAAAGCGAAAGCAACTGAAATCCGCATGGTCGAAAGCGCTGGTGGAACTGACCCCTCGCTTGCGCTCAAAGAAACCGAGCGCATAATGGGCTTATCAACTGCTAAAACGAGGTTGGTCTTTGTGCTGACTGACGGCGCATTTAATCACAACGAAAATGACCAAATTATTAAGAAACTAAAAGACAACGGAGTTTATACCTCTATCGTATTTTTAGGGCATGAGGATTACATCAAGCGCATTATGAACAACGCCGAGGAACTGGAAAACATGAGACACGGCGCTCACGACCTACAAATAATCGGCAACCCTAACGACCTTGTTAAAGTTGCCAAGAGTGTCGTGCGCCACAACGTAAAAGGGAGACGATAATGGGCAAGCCTATTAAACCAGACTACGAGTGCGAGGACTGCGGTGCTACCACTAGCACCCCAGTTAGCGAGTGTTGCGACTGGTGCTTACTAACCTTGTTTAGTGGCGAACACTCACCAATGCTTGACCTAGCACTTCACCGATACAAAAGCGTAGCGGATTGGGTCAAAGATGAAACCGACTATTCACCTGACGAGGAAACCGAGGATAACTAAATGGATAACTACAAACCGCAAACAGTAGGCGAACTAATCAAGAACCTTAGCGCCCTAGACCCTGCCGAAATTATTATCGGTGCGCTCTTTACGGCAGAGGACTTACAGTATTACCCTGACCTTGACGAGTATGCTGACGACTACGAGGCAATCAAGCCGTCACCAGAACTAATGGCAAAGGTCGCCAAGCGCTACGACAACTCTGACGAGGCTATGTTTCTATCACAAACCTTAGAGGGCTGGCTCGCCGAGGAATTGGGGGATAAATAAAATGGCTATCCTAATGTGCGACAACTGCGGATACGAAGTTGATGAAGTTGATGAACTTGACTTCTGCCAGACCTGCCGTAATGCTTACGAGGCAGGGTATCTATCTGGTCGTGGGGGGGTGAACAAATGAGCGAACAATTCAGAGTTGGATTTAGCAACGAGGAATACGGCTGGTATTATTTTAGCGCCGACAGCAAAGAGCAGGCTGAGGAACTAATTGAGCAACTCCAAGAGGGAGTGCTTGACCCCGAGGAACTGCCTGACTTCTACAAGAAAACTAACGGCGGTTCTGACGAGATAATCTCAGTAGTTGAGAACTTGGGCGACAACTAAATAGCAATAAAGCATTAAGGCGGTCAGAAATGACCGCCTTTTTTGCTACCTGAAACACCCTACCAGCAGACTTACGCGTGATTTTTTTGCTGACGGCTGGCACTCGTAGAGCAAGAGTGCGAGAGAATTAAATAGTAATTAGGTATTAAAATCCACCTGCGGCGAGGGTTTGTATGCCACCTGCGAACCCCAAAGCCCGCAAAATTAAATACCGAATTACCTATTTAACCAGAGAACCCAGAGCCATTTGAGAGCCGCCTGCGAACCCCCCACCGACATTGAGGCGGGTTGCGACACGCCGTAGTTTGACTACTAGATGTAGTGGTATAGGCTAGGGCTAACCACAAGATGTAGTGGTCATAGCAGAGAGGCGTTATCATACAAACTTTCTTGCCCTATCCCAACCTAGCAAAAACAGCCGAAGTGCTGGACTATCGCAGGCTTGGTAAGCAACGGATAGAAACATTACAGATACTCCACACCCTCACAGGGGTCAGCCACGGCTGGCGCAACCACCCCGCAGTCAAAATGTGGGAGGGGCATGAGGTAGTCCTAGCCGACTACGGAATAGCCATGTGTGAGGAGTGGATAGCGAGAGGATACAAAGATACAACCCTGCCTCGACTGCGAGAGATAAGAGATAACTTGGAGAACCAAGTGAGAGAACTCCCGAGATGGTGGGGAGAGCCTGCCCTACATATCTCGCACCAGAGCAATCTAATTCGCAAAGACCCTATTTTCTACGGGCAATTATTTAGTGAAGTACCATACAATTTGCCTTATTACTGGCCTCTGCCATAGCCTGCTCATCTACCGGCAGCGGCCTGTTGCTGCCGGTGAAGGGTTTTGAGAGAGAGATTTCAGAGAGTTAAATAAGAGAGAGCCATTTTGAGAGAGAGATTTTGAGAGAGAAAGAGAGAGATTTTGAGAGAGAGCCATTTCACGTCAAAAAGAGTGCTATTAGTAACTAACTCTATTCGGGGTTAATCTGCTCGATAATGCGATTTGTCTGCTGTTCGTTCATGCCACCATTAGGTAATTCGTTAAGAACTTGCGCCCTATCACCGAATAAAGCAGAGAGAACTCCCGAGCCACCAGAGCGTTCAGCGGTAATTCTAATGGTCTCTTTTGACTGGTCTAATTTGTTAATTTGTTCCAGCATTTTAAAGAACCTGTCGATTTCTTGACCAACATTTGGGTCAGGATAACCACCATTTATGTCCTCTGTAAACTTAGCAAAAGCCACCCGCTGCCCTTGTATTTCAAGGAAAGCGTTGATTAGAGCCTTGAGTTGTTCTTTAGTTTTTAACTCGACTGGCAGGTTAAATGCGCAAGCGCTGTCGGGCTTGGCAGCAGGGCAACTATCCTTTACAAAACAGGTATTACATTGGCGCAAACTGCTACCGCTTGAGCGGGCAACAGGCACATCTTTTACTACATCAATGCCGTTCTCATCAGTTTCGATTACTCGGGTAAAGTCAATGTTTAGGACAGGCAAAGTGCGCATTTCGTCAGGATTTCGCCCCTGAACTTTCCGCTGTTCGACCCCCCTCTTAGTAACATCAAGTGGGGTAGTTTCCGCTTTTTGGGGGGGTAGTGTATCGTCACTATTAGTAACTAACTCCATTTTATTACTCCACGCTTCTAGTTGTAGATATGACCATACTGCTAATTTAGATATTTCAACAGCGTCATCGGCTAATATCTTATCAAAGTCTAGGTTTGCCTGCTCGTATACGGCTTTGTATCGGCTTCTTGCCTGTTCTTTCATACGCTTTGGGTATCGCGTAAGAGTGTTTGCGTGCCACACAATAGTCTCGCCCCTCATCATTGGCGAGAGCCAAGCAAGAGTAGCCATGGTTTTAAATGGGGAATTACGTATTAAATCGGGTTTAGCCAGCCCTGCGGTGTGGAATTGAGTGCCATGCTTATCCGCGTAGCTTCTCATCTGCGCTGCGAGTCGAGCGTTATCCTCGTAGTCACTTCCGTGGATAAAAACATTTAAATACCTAGTAGCAAGGCTTTCTAGGTCGCCACCCGTATAAACTGCAGCAAACTTCTCATCAGGAACTTCTGCCCAGACTGTTGCTCGCTGCTGGTCAATGAACTCTTGGGTAAGGTCTGGGTGGGTTACCTCGGTAAATAGGGTAATCCTATCTAGGTTCTCGGCAATAAATGTTTCATAGTCAGCGCAAAAATCTTCTAACTCTTCCCTGCTGAGTGAAGCGGCCGCAGGTATTCCAGGGGTTACAAATACCTCAACACCCTCAAGAAAATAGTTTTCTAGCAAATATTTCTTGGTTTTAGGCAATCCGCGCTTCATTAGCCCCCAAACACTGACTCCCATCCTGGTTGCGTGTGCTTGTTCTAGGATTAGACGATTGCTAGGGACTTCTGCGCCCAAATAAACTATTTTCATTGGTTGCCAATCCTTTTGTCGTCTATCATCAGGTCTACTTGTCGGTCTAACTCTCCGACCAGAGCTTCCCAGGTCTTGCGTCCGCTGCGTCCGTCTGGTCTGAACTTAGCGTTTAAATAGATTGGGTGTAGGAATAGTAGGGTTTTAATGCCCTTTTCTATTAATTTGGTAGCCAACTCCACATCGGCTGTGACAACGAGATGCAGCGGCCCCTGTGCCTGCTGGTGTTGGACTTTTAATACGTCTTTGTCCTCGTATTCGCCTATCGTGGCGTTAGAGATAAAGCCGTCAACCTCTTTGAGGTTGTTCTCTTTACACCAGCGAACCGCTTCGTCCTGCTCATCGCAGGCAAGCATTACTGTGCCGTTGACGTTGAGCGACTTATATAGAGAAATCCCCTCATAAATAGGGGTTCTACTGCTAGAGCGGATAACGCCGTCCATAAATACGACTATTGCCACGATTTAATCTTTCTGTTATTGCTTGTAAGTTGCTGCTCGTCTAATTAAGGTCTTGGTGTCGGGCAGGTCTACGCCGTAGGTGCTCTTAGTGGCCTCTTCGGACTGCTGTTCCATCTCTTTTTTTATGCCGCGCAATGCCTGAACTGCGCCGTTTCTTTTATTTGATTGCCAGCGGTAGTTATTAAAGTCAGAGTAGCCCTGGCCTTCTGAACTAAATGCCGAAGACCTATTTTCGTGGATGTCTTGATACAGCGCCAAAGCCTGTGAAGCCGCAACGCGCATCTCCGAGCGGGCGTTAGCCTTTACAGCCTCGTTGGTTGCTTGGGTGAACTTGTTTTTAGATGATATAAACCTAGTTAAAATCTCGATAACGCCACTTCTGTCACGGTCAACGAGTTTGTCCCACTCAGGAACTTCTTGCTGTGACATTGGAGTTGGCGCTACTGTCCAGTTGTCGTTGGTCAATGAGTAAGCGGCGTAAGGCTTAATCTCTAGGATGGTTGGTGAAACAATAGCAAAGAAGGTTAGCTCAAACGTGCCAAGGAATAGCTCCGTTAGCGGTTGCAGGTCGTTCCTGAACCCCTCATTTAGCATTTCCGCAATTTCTTTATCGCTAAGACCGCGGTAGTTATTATTTGATTGTCTGAACCTTGGATAGTTGATGCCTACCAAGCAGTCCAGGTCTCCTGGCTCACGATTAGCGGCCCATTGGTATGAAACACCAGAACCGGCCAGCCAAGCCGTTAGCCAGCCGTCTGCGGCTGTATACGAGGCATTTAAATGGTTTAATAGCAACTGCAAAATAGCAGAACGCACAGACGAATCTAGTTTGCCATTCCTAAACAGCCGCGGGTCCAAACCTGCAGCCGGCGGGCTGAAGTAGGAGGTCTCCGTCGGTTGTAGCATTTATTCCTCGTTGTCTTCTTTTTTAATCTTTGGCTTAATAACTGAATCTCGTCTGGCTTTTCCTGTTTCATCAGCAGCACTGCTCATGTATCCACAAACTGTATGCGCGTTTGCAAACCTGCTAGACATCAACATCGTGTAGGTATCGTTCACCCCATCCATCTGGACGGCAGCACCGCATTGGCATGACATCTCAATGAACATTTTGGGCTCCTCTATACGTTATTTTGCCTTAGTACTATCATCGCTGGTTGGGGCGCTTTCCCGCTGGTTATCCGCCGAGAAGTTTTCTACCAGCAGTGTAACGACATTAGCCGCAATGTCCTGCTGGGTGATAATATTAGCGATTTCCTGGCAGCCGATACGGATATCTAGGCGCGTAGCCTGTGCCTCTGCGGTTATGGGGGTGGCTAGGTCTGTGGTTACGCGCCAAGTGCCGTCAATCTCCTTAATCATAAGGAAGGCAGTAGGGTAGGTTTGGATTTCTGGTGTCTCTGACATTATGTGTATAGTCCTTGCTGGTCGTTGTGCTTTTGCATATTAAAGGATTTGACTGGGCAGAAGTCGCATAGGTAAATCTTTGGTCCACTGCCGATGGTAGGCAGGCCAGCGGCTCGGCGCTCTTGCTCAGTCTTAGGTGATAGCCATTTCTTTTCAGACTTGTAGTCTGGGCATTGACCCTTCGGGCGCAAGTGCAGGCTAAAGCACTCCATAGCGTCCTCGGCAAACTGGCTCTTAGTCTCGTAGAACTTGGTTCCAAACGCGTTAAGACCCGAGCCCACCTTGTCGTGGATTTGCTCGATTACGGCCTTCTTCATTTCTGGGGCCATCCAGATACCCTTTGGCACGTTCCATAGAACTCCGTAGTGGGTGTCGCTGTGACGCTCTGCTGCAATAGTCAGCAGGACATCGCCTGGGTCTTCGTCAGCGCCTGGTAGTTCCTCGATGGTCGAGCAGGTACGGCAGACTAGAAGACGAAAATGTGGCTCTTGCTCGGCAAGTGGGTTGCTCATATAATGCTCCTAATAGATAGACCGTCAGCCTATCATACAACTACAAATAATAAAAGTGGAACTAGGCTGCTGCGCCGCGTCCCTGGCTTAGGCCATTCTGCAATTCGGCGTTTCTAGATGTTGATTTAGCGGCAACCGCTGTTCTTTGAACAGCACGCTCGTGAGGGGCATCAGTGTACTTCTTACCCGCTGGGTCTCCAGCAGCGGTGCAGTCTGTACAGGTAATCTCTGAAGTGTTGTTGTTACATCCTGGAGTAGCACAACGCTGGCTGTCTAGGCCGCTTCCTCCGCTGTATTGGGATATTACACCGATGGTGGCGCGGTCTTTTTCCTCTTGCTTTACAACGTTCTTTTTAGGCCTTCCGCCAGTGTCTCTAATTGCTTTGACTGCATCTAGCCTTCTCTGAGCCGCAGAAGCCGAGGTCAACTGTCTTGAGGTAGCGCGAGGTAGTGGGGCGTCAGCGCCTTTAAACACGTTAGGGTCTTCTACTACGCCCTTTTTAACGTCACGCTTAGTAGGCGTATACCTTGCACCTGCACGGTACTTTAACGCAAATGGGTCGCCCTCGGCTTTCTCCATTTTTTTGAAGTCTCTGCTTGCCTCGGCGTTGATTTCGCGCATAGACTTTTTCTGGCCAGTGGCCTCTGGGGCTACGTTCTCATATAGGTCTGTAGGTAGTTCAACAACGTCTTCTTGATACCTTTTACCCTGTTTAATGACCTTCTGTATTTCAGACTTAGTCTGCCTACGAGTTGTAGGCCTTTGACCTGGGGCCTTGGCGGTTACGTCACCAATAACCCTTTTACCTTTACGTGCCATGATTACTTACCTGGGTTTACCTTGTTTGGGTCTTCGCTGTTTACAAATCCATAGTTCCAGTATGGGTGTAGACCTTCGCGGTTTGCCTTTACAGTCTGGTCACCTGCGCCAGGCTGCACCTGGGTGTTAGGGCGTGCCTTACGGTACTTACCGTCAGTTGCGCCCTCTAGTAGGCTTTCGTTCTCTGAACGTGATTGGTTAACTGCCATTTTATTTTCCTTACGCCATCCTGTTAGATAGTTGTTTTGATGCCTTACCCCGTGAACACGGCTGGCATATGTCTGAATGTAGGGCTACTGCGGGGTTGATAATCACTCCACAATCGACGCAACCCTTGCTTCCGTTGTAGATGGTTGTCTTTAGGTCAGTTGGGTATGGCGTAGGGTACGCGGTACCATCGCCTGTTGGGTCTACAAAATTTAACTGAACCATTTAAATATTTTACACCTGACCTAGGGTGTTTCGTGAGGTAGACTCCATCGTAGTTGGGGCCCCGCTGAAATCTGTTCTCTGGCTAGAACGGCCGCTAACCTGGATAATGTCGGTAATACCGTATTCAAACTGGCTAAAACCGTATCTGTCTGGGAACAACTCAATTTGTGGCAGGTTGGGGCGAACATACTGTTGCACCTCTGCTGCGGTCATCTGGGCCACCTGCATTGCTTGGGTTAGTAAGCGTTCCTGGTTAGACGCAAAAGGGCCAATGTACGCCTGTGGCGGCATCGCTGCTTGAACTGGGACGCCAACGGCCTTGTCCCAGGCACGGAAACCATATTTACCGTTTGGAATATTAGGCATTTGGGTCCTTTTGACCTATGGCTGGTGGGGTTCCCCTGCCGTGCAAAAATTCTGCGGTGCGGTTTCTTACTTGCTGAACGGCGGTGTTTACCACATTACGTACTACTGGTGCAGCGGCGTCATAAACAGCGCCTACTGCCTGGTCTCTACGGCCGCCAAAACTAGGGACTCCAGCGCCAGCAACGGCAGCCTGGGCAACCTCTTTGCCTGTTCCGCCTTCTTTAGCCTTCTTAATACCTGCGACTGCTGCGCCTCCTAGGGCAGCTCCTATTCCTCCTGGAATCTTAGGCATTGTGGTCCTTTCCGTGGGTAAAATCTTCTAGTCTGCCAGTCACGGGGTCGCCCGATGGGTCTGGCTTACCGTGCCAAATGGCAGACGCTCTTTTTTCAATTCGGCCTGGGTGAGCAGACAACTCATGGTTTAGTATGGCTGTCTGAACATAGGTATCTGGAACAGCAGGAATGGCATCCCTATCTAAAACTCTGTACTTACTTTCAGACCTGCAATGCGGGCAACTAACGGTTACTTTTTCCACTACTTCCAGCCCGGCTTCATGTTGCGGAGCTGTGATTGGCGCACCTGGTTGACTTGGTATGGCGAGTCTGACTTAGCAAGTGGTCCAGCCTTACCATCGTTAGGAAGGTGAGGAGCAGGTGCCAAAAGGAAGGCTGGGGAAAATCGAGGAACTGGCACGCCTCTTTTGGCGGCAGCCATTTGGCGTTTGATACCGCGGTCTGCGGTTAAATTAGTTGGTAGGTAGTAGTCGTTCTGGTCAATGCGCTCACCACGGTGAACACCACGCTGGTATCCGCGCTGGGTTTGGCGAACCTTTAGGCCCTGTAATACCTGCTCAGATACGCTGTTTGGGCGACCACGGTCGTCACGGCGTGAACGGATTGTGCCTAGATAACCGTCTGGGTACTCCGCTGACGGCTCTCGGCCCACGCCCATGCGTAGGAAGTCCATCTCCGAACGTGCAACTGCAACACCACCACCACCGTAGTTGGTGTAGGTGCCATACATGCCATTGGCACCTAAGGACTGTATATTTTGATTTGGGGCCGCCATACCACCAGTTTAATAACTTATTTAGGCGATTGTGCCCTAAACTCACGGCCCATAAACACGGCCCACTCGTCAATGATTGGGACTGATAACAGGGTAAACTCGCCAGTGTCTTTGTACCAGGCAAACCCGATGCCCTGCTGCCAGTTCTCCCAGTATTTTACTGGCTTCTCGTTTGGGGTTACTCCGCCCTTTACGCTTGGAACTGACCCGTCAACACGACATAGGCATCCTGGGCTAAACGCCGCGTTCCTAGCGGCTCCTGTGCTTGTGTGGTTGGTGTGGTACAGCATCTCGATACGGTGGATGTGGCCGTATACAACAGACACGTGGTGGTTCGAGTTAATATATTTCATTGCGGTGCTACCGCTGGAATTAACACGGTCGCCGTGGATGCACCGTAGGTTCTCGTTTAGCCAATATTCTCCCGCAGGATAACCGCTGGCGAATACAATGTCTAGCTCGTCCATGCGTAGCAGGTGGGGGAGGCTATTGACCGGCCACTCATCTGGCGTTTCACCAGCTCGTTTCATGGTCACGGCTGCAGGTGCATTCTCGCTCAAATATTTATTAATGCGGCAGTCGTGGTTGCCCTCGAGGAACACAATCTTTGCGTCCGGTACGGTTGCACGCTGTTGCGCCAGGTATTCGTAGGCACGCTGTAGTGCGAGGTTTGTCGAGTTCTGGAATGCGATTTCCTGATGGTGGCGACTCTGCGCCGGTAGGTCAACGGTATCTCCCAGGTTTACAATGGTGTCCACGCCGAACTGCTCATTAGCGTATGCCACAATTTGCATCGCAATGTCAATGGCTTTTTCGTCGTGGAACTCTATGACCGAACCGTCTTCGTATACTCGGTATCCGATTTGGGTATCAGGTAAAAGCGCGGCTAATTTCCAGCCGTCGTTCTTATTTGGCTTGGTGATTGTAGATGGTTTGATTGTAAGTTTTTCTGCCCGCTTGTACGGCAGTGGGGCGTACGGGTCTTGCGCTAGTATTTCTTTAAGTACTTTGGCTAGACTGTCGGACATAGACATGCGCCTCTCATGTGGCTTGTGAATGCAGTGCGTTTAAAGGGTAAATCTGTGTTGTGGGATTTAACTGCTGCTAGTACCTGGGTCAGGTTTACGTTGGTGTTTCTTCGTAGACTTTCAAACACGGCCTGGAACTCTGCGTCTTGGGTTTGAGCCCAGACACCTACTACACAGCCTTCTAGCTCGGCCCTTTTGGCCAATGCCTTTAACTCATCAATCAGCATCTCTCTCCTTAGTATTGCTATCAATACCTACACTCTAACACACGACACCGCGGAATGCCACAACTTGCCGAGACAAAATAATTACGCCAGAAAACAAAAAACCCGCCATTGCTGGCGGGCTCTTGTCTAAACGTATTTAGTTGTAGTTAGTCATTCCCGCTTCAAAGTTTGGCTTTGTGCGGTTCAATGCTGAGGTGAACAGGCGACCGTTTCCCTGGGTTGCCCCAATCTGCGGGTCGCTCCATGCTGGCATCGAGGTGCGGATACCATAAGCAGCGCCGCCCTTTGCCTTGACGTTACTACGTTCTGGGGCATCCTGTACGTAAGGGTCGGTACCGCCTTTGGCGTTACCGGTCTTCTTCATAAGCTTGCCCGACGTGCCCTCTGCCGAACCGTTTTTAGCGGTCGTAGCGGCACTGTTCCCCATGGTAGGGAATTTGCTCTTTGGTTCGTTCATTAGTTACCTCTTTGGCCTAAAGGATTGATAATTTAAGGGTACAACCTAGAGCGGGTTTGTACTTACTTAACTGATATTACTTTGAATACCATGGCGCTAATCTTGTCGCCGTTGCTTTCAACAGACGCGAAACCTGGTATACAAACGATGCTTATTCCTCGGGGGGCGGTATAGCCGCTGGCAATTGCAATCGCTTTTACGGCCTGGTTTACGGCTCCGGCACCTACGGCGCGTAGCTTAACCTGACCATTTTCGTAAATAGCGTGGGCAATAGCCGAGGCCACCGACTGGGGCGTGCTCCCTGCGCCTACGCGCAAAAAGTCTTCTTCTGGTGTTTCTGACATTAATACCTCTAATTGTGGTTGGGGTTCTCCCGCACTACCACTATAAAGGTATTTTGGCCCCTACCAGTGGGTTAACTGACTATTTTTCTGGCCAGTCCCCATCGATTACCATAAGGGCAATAATGGCGTAATTGGCCATGTCCAGGAAGGAATCGCGCAGGCTCTCGTTTTTAGGCTCGACACCGCTGTCTAGCAGGTGGTTGATGCGGGCGCTCTTGTCGTGGATACGGACTCGTAGACCGTTCAGCGGGCCGCCAGGGGCGTTTGAAATGTTAGTAGGTCCGTAGTCCTCGTGCTTCTGTAGCAGCAGGGCCTTGGCTTCTTGGAACTTAAACTGCAGGGCGTCGTTGAACTCCTTGTTGGCACCGTTGTTGCGGACATTCTTCATCAGGTCTGTGGTTAGCTCAACAGGTATAACGCCGTTGGTATCAAAAATCCGTGAAAAGTCTTCATAGTTTGACATTTGTTTTTCCTTTTTGTTTGGTTTTGGTAGCTAATTTGGAGGTGTCTTCTGGGAAACTGTGGCAGCTGCATTTGCAACGCAGCTCTGTTTCTGCGCTTCGGCTAATGGGACACATGTCGTGGTATCCGGTGTCGCAGTATCCTGTATTAGTTAGCGGCATTGTTATCTATGCTAACTGCTATCAGTGCGACCGCTATTAATATTAAAATCGGCGATGCGGTGTTTCCTTCGGTTTGGATAGCAAACCCAAAAACACCTACAAACAAAATGCCGAGCGCAATACTACGCAACATGAACTTAATCATCGGTGTAGTGGATATCGTCGTACGGGTCAGCGTTGAATATTACTGACAAGGTCATTGCTATGCCCACCCCTATTAAAATTAGCAGTGATAGCGCAGCAACTATTGTAATGATGGCTGTTAGCATTTATTTCTCCCTGTATTTTGGGTCTTGTATATTGTGGTAAATCTCGCGCTCGTAGGCTAGGTCGCATTTACCTGCGGCTAGGTGCGCTAGGGCGTACGAGTCTGCGGCGTTATCGTCGTTAAACTCGACGTTCCACTTCTTGAACACGTGTAGCAGCATCTGGTTTTTCTGCACTCCTGTGCCTTTACCAGTTACGTACTTCTTTAGTACTGTCGGTGGAATGATGTATGGGTATGCACCGTGGTGCTTGTGTAACAGGTCTCTAAGTAGCAACTTAACAGTCGCCCCTAGTTCTCCCGCCATGTTTGCCATCTGTGACCCGAAGGCATACCCCTCCATGGCCACGATTACTTCTTTAGCGTCGTATGGAACGTTAGTCTCAATTAGCTCACCTAGTTTAATCGAAATATCAACTAGTCGGTCTACTCCGATACCCTCGCCCTTAAACACTACGGTTTTATATGTACCTGAATCAATGTCGATGAAGGTTACGCCAAACCCCGAATAAGACTGGTCAATCCCAATCGCTACGCGCTTTGCTTTGGAGGGGATTGAACTGCCGAACGTACTGGCCTTACTTCTGGCCATTAGACGTTGAACTTCCTGTTGCGCGTCTTGAAGTTGTCACCCGAGGTACGGCGGGTCAGCTCACGGCTGCATACGGCGCTGCTGCGCTCGCAGTTGTTCGCTAGGGTTTCCAGCACCTTGCGGTAAGCGTACTTGTTCATGTGCGCTTTCTTCAAGTCTTTGATGTTGCCATCAGAATCGACCATCGCCTTTAGGGCGGTCACTGTGGTCTTTGGGTGCGAGTCCTGCAGGCGTAGCATCGCCATAGACTCTTCGTAATCTACCTGGCGCTCTAGTTCTTTCTCGTCTACGATAGCGCAGGACAACTGGGTGTTGACGAAATCGCTATACGCCGCAAACTTGGTGTACAACAGCATCAGGTCTTCGTCGCCTAGCTCTGTAATGTCGGCTGGCATAGACGGGCGCTCTAGCTCGACCTCTCGGTCAATCGACAACCCTTGCTTATCCATCTCATCGAGGACGTACTTACTGACGTCGTCTGTGATTAGCGTACTCTTGCTCATTCGTTAAACCCTTCGCATTGCTTGCACTTTAGCGCTCCACCAACATTGCAGTCCGGCGCTGTATTCTTAGACAACGAGTCTACCACAAGTTTGGCACCATCAATGATGTGTTGGATAGCCCAGGTGTCACGGCGTACAATAAACTCTTTTACCGCCTGTGTGGGCTTAGCCTCATACAGGACTACGGCCTCGTTAGGGACATCTGTGACCCCGCTAAGGTTTAGCACTTCCATGTACAACTGAATCTGTGCAACGTGTGACTCAAACGGCGAGGTAAGGTTCTTCCACGCTGTGTCGAAACTTTGGTCGTTGGCAAACCATGCGCCCTTGTCTAGCCACATAAACGTACCAGCACCTACCGACTTAATCTCCAGCATCAGGTCATCGCCAAACCCTTTCAGCCAACCATCCGAGTGACCTGTAATCATCAGGTCTTTATGTACAATCGGCACTTCTTTGTACTTAACCCGGTCTGACCCGCAGTTTATACACCTAGAGGGACTTAAATCTGTCCAGTAGTTTGAACACTCACGGCACTGCCATGAACCATACAGCGTGCCCATCTCGTAAAACCAGGTCTGCCACGTGTCGTGAATTGCGTGGCCCTGTGCAAAAATTAGCTCGCGGCTAAACTTGCGCGGCTCTGGTGCTGGGTGATTACCCTTCAGGTGAAAGTAGGATGCGCGATGGCACCAGTACTTACTCACCATTGCTGATGGGTGTAGCCCATCGAATGAACGCGAGTTATCAATCGGCTTAGCCAGAACGTGACGCTCTACCTTACCGATTACTCGTGTAGTTGATTTGCCTGCGTCTACAAAGTTCTTCAATGCGCCTGGGGCAAGTTTCTTTAGTGCTGGTGCTTTCTTAGCCATTTATACCGTCCTTGACTAAGAAGCTATCACACAACTTCTAGATTGTCTACTTTGTTTTTTTAGCCAGCTCTTCTAACGTTTTTCCCTGGCGTGTTGCTTTTCGTTTTAGAGCAGCCCGCTCACGGTGGCTCATCCCACCCCAGATGCCGTGAACCTTATCAGTCTTATCAGCAAACAATAGGCACTGCATGCGAACTGGGCACTCGCCCCTGCCATCTTTCCCATAGCAAATGGCCTTAGCTTTATCAGCTATAGGCTTGTAAAGGCTTTTATCTCTGGGCGGAAACCACAAGTCTGGGTCATAAACATTTACCGGAGGCTTTGAGCCAGGGACTGTGTCTGCACATTTAGCCTGCTCCATCCAGCCTTCATAAGTTAGAAAACCGGGCGTGTCGCTAGACGACTCGTAGGGTGACTTCAATGTTGCTCCGAAAAGTAGTAGGGCTACTTCTCTCCAGTGTGCTCCTCTAAGCATTGTAGCACATATTCTCGGAGTTCTAAGAAATCGTTTTCGTCCAGCAGCACGTAGTTGACGTCGTTCAGGCTGACCCCTAGAACGGGCGTACGGCCGTCTAGGATGGCCTCTGTGGTTATCTTCTCAAGAACGTCGGACTTTAGCGTGAACGACTTCTTACCAGTCCACTTGTGCTCAATCAACAGGTCTTTAGACCGCACGTCTCCCTTGCGAAACCAGAAGGCACCGGAGGCAGCACTACGCTGACCTCCGATGACTTTAGCTAGTCTCTTCTCGTGTTTGAGTGACTGCTTCTGGCCTTCTGATTTAGCCAATATTTAGTTCCTTCTTGACAAACGCCCAAAAGTCTTCTGGGTCTACTTCCTTGGCTGTTTTTCTGCCGCTGACATTTGGGTTAAAACTCTGCCTGTTCTTTTCCATGTAGCAGGGCTTACACAAACCCTTTGCGTAATGGCCCTGGCCACAGGTTATACAGTTGTCGGTAATTCTAGGTCTAGGCAAGCTTTAGGGTTCCTAGCACGTCTTTCTGCAAGGTCTCCTGTAGGTCTACCTCTTCGCGGATTGAATTTAGCATAGCGTCAGCGCCCTGCCATTGGCGGTCTGCGTAACGGTAGTAAGCACCTGCACGAGTAATAATCTTGTTTAGGATACCCAAGGCTACAATCTCCTTGGCGTAGTCGTACTCGCCCTTGTCAATACCGCCTCCGTCGTCAAAGTAGAAGTCGGTGTACGCAGTCTGGCCTGGGGGAGCTGACTTGTTCTTACGGGTCTGGAACTTGATAGTCTGGCCTACCTTGCGCTTTTCCTGGCCGGTGCCGGTTTCAATCCATTCGTCACGCTTGACGTCAATGCGGGTAAAGAAAAAGTAATTCTTTGCCTCGCCACCTGGGGTGGTGCGCGGGTCTCCGTACATTACGCCAATCTTCATTCGCCACTGGTTAATAATTAGACCAATGAACGGGCGTTCTCCGCCGAGTAGGTCACGCTTTCCGGCCTTCTCCATCTTGCGGAAGAACTTGCCCATGAGCATAGCCCCACGGCCAACGGTAAATTCGTCCATCTCTTTCTCGTCTTCAGCAGACGGGACCAGGGCAGGCAACGAATCAATAACTACACAGTCGACTTCCTGGGTCTCTACGAACTCTAGGACAGCGGTCAGCGCAATTTCCATGACGTTGCTAGTAAACACGTGAACGCGGGTTGGGTCTACGCCACACATCTCAGCGTACTCTGGTACCCACTCCTCGGCAGCAATCCAGATGGTCGTGAAGTTAGGGTCGCGCCTCTGGTTGATGGCAATAGTCTTTAGGGCCAGGGCAGTCTTGCCGTTGCTAGCCTCTCCGATAATCTCGTGCCACTGGTTAGTAGGCCAGCCACCGCCAAGAATCATGTCTAGTGACAATGACCCGCTAGGAAAACGAGTTGGCTTAGCTACCTTAGATGCTAGTACGACGGTGTTCTCCCCGTACTTCTTGTTTATTTGTGCAAGTACTTTGTCTAGTGACATTAGCCAATCTTTCCGATAATAGTGCCTGGGTTAAAGTTATTTGCGGTGCTTATCTGTGAAGCAGCAACGGTGTTGCCGTTAGACGGCACGTGCATGCCTGGCATTCCGGTACCAGACTGAATACGCGGGTAGCCGCAATCGTAGCAGCGTGATTCGATTTCAGGCATGCCCGGCATCTTTCCGTAGTTTCCGCTAGAGCAGTTTGGGCAACGAGAATACGCTGTGGCGCTCTGTGGTAGTCGCTGCTCCTGTTGCGGTACGCCTTGAGGCATCTGCTGCATCGGTGCTTGTGACGGTGGCACCTGTGCTGGATATTGTGAGGGCTGCTGAGGCGTAGTTCCGAGCTTGTTAGCCCACCATGAGTTACTCATATTTGTCCTAATCTATGTCAATCTGTGAGCTGTCGAGGTGCACTAGACCTAGCTCTAGCGCACTTGCAAGCATGGTAAGTAGGCCTGAAAACGTTATCTGTTTGTATAACTGCTTTAAGGAGCCTTTGTCATTGTCTAGTTTTTCCGCCGTAATTAAGCCGGACTCAATTAGGTCCTGTTTTTGCATCTCAAAAACATACTGCGCGTTCATGCTCGCATACAGGTTTATTAGCGGTAGTAGGGGGTCCAGCCTATTAGTTCTAAGACCCGACTCCTCTAGTTCTTTTTCGTGACCCTCTTCGCTAACAGGGGTGATATCAAACACGTCTAGGTGTTTATTTGGGTTATCAACATTCATGTCGTACATATACCAGCGGTATAGGGTAGTCAACGGAATCTTGCTAATCTCAACCTCACCTGACCTGTCATCGTCGGAGTACATCATTTAGCCTCTCCCCAACGGTCTACAATCTTTACGTCTGCAATTAGTGGCACTTTTAACACCTGTATCTCTTCCATTGCTTGGCGCAGTTTTTCTGCGGTTTCTTCTGCTAGCTCTGCTGGAGTAGTTAGCACCAACTCGTCGTGAACTGTAAGAATTATCTTACTACCTTTTGGAATCATCTGATGCGCACGTACCATCGCAATCTTGATGATATCGGCGGCGCTGCCCTGAATCTTAGTATTAAATGCCTGGCGCTCAGCCCCTGCTCGTACGCCATTGTCTCTGGCCTTAATCTCAGGCAAGTAGCGGCGGCGGCCCGTGATGGTCTTTACGAATGGCACAGGAGTACCTTGACGAGTTGCCCCAATAACCTTTGCACGATACTTAGCGATTGAGTTAAACTCTGCGGCAAATCGGTCAAGTAGGTCACGGGCCTCAGTCTTGGTACAACCAATCTGGCTAGCAATCTTGTCTGGTCCAACACCGTACGCCATGGCTAGTACAAGCACCTTACCGGCTTTTCGGTCTACGCCCATAGTCTCACCGACTGTGGTATAGATGTCCTTGCCGTTTAGGTAGTTGTCCATCATAATCGGGTCTTCCGAGAACGACGCAATAACACGGGGCTCAATCTGCGAGTAGTCAGCAACAATCAGCTTGTGACCTGGAGGGGCCACAAACAGGTTACGGATGGCCTTGCCATGCGACGTGTGCGGAGCTGGCACGTTCTGCAGGTTTGGATTACGACTTGAGAAACGGCCGGTCTCTGCACCAATCTGTACAAAGTCGCCGTGCAACTTACCGTTAATTAGCAGGCTATCTTTAGTCTCTACTTTGGTCTTACCGCCAACTGTCTTTTCTACATCGCCGCCAAGATACGGAATCACGTAAGTAGAAAGCAACTTGTTGTAGTCGGCGTACTCCAGCATGGCGGTAACCAGTGGGTCCTTGTCACGGTAAGGCTCTAGGGCCTCGGCCGACACTGAGTAGTCAGATAGCATCAGGTCGCCATCTTCACGGTCTTTTTGAGTTCCCTTTGGCGTTAGGACTTGAGCTTTTAGGCCGCGTCCACCCTCTGACTTAGGGCCGTACAGTAGTAACTGCTTCTCTGGATTGGAGTTGATATTAAACTCACGCCCAGCGGCCTTGTAGATATTGCCGCGAGCCTCTTCTACCTTTTCCTCCAGGTCGGCCTTTAACTGCTTTAGCGACTCGGTATCAATAGTTGCGCCAGTAAGTTTCATGTCGCATAGAACGGCTAGAACATCCATCTCGAGCGAGAACACGCGCCCTAGGTCTCCAGCCTCTAGCTTTGGAACCAGCGACTTCCACAACAGGAATGTGTACTTTGAGTCTAGGTATGCGTACTTGGCAACGGTGTTGAAGTCGTAGACCTCTACCTCTTTACCAACGCCCTTGGCCATTTCGTAGCCAAACTCACGCTTAAGGCAGTCAGCAAGGCCGCATTTGTTCTTGTTGCGATTATCTGAAACAAAAGACGCAACCATGGTGTCGAAGTACGGACCGCTTGGTACGCGGCCGCCGTAGTATTTAGCTACGGAGGTAAGGTCAAATACTAAGTTGTGACCTATGGTTAGTATGTCTTCGTTAAACATCAAGGGCTCTAGTCCCTTAAATACCTCAGCCGGAAACAGTTGCTCGGGGGCTGGGCCAAATAGTTTAGTGGCTTTCTTAGCGTCACGGCTGTAGTCACTAGGGCGTAGAGCCAGGCCCTTTTGCTTACGGAGTTCTCCCTGACCTGTTAGCGGAAATATCTCCTCAATAAAGTCACCATGTGGGTGACCCATTGGGATAACGTCGCATCGGCCATGTGTGGCTAGTGTAATCCATAAGACCTCGTTAACAGGTGTGAGGCCTCGGAAGGGGCCTACGGTTTCAACGTCGTAGGCAAACGCGTCTTGAGTGAGGTAGTAATCTACCATCTCGGTTAGTTGTTCGGCAGTTGTAATAATGTTCATTTGGCATCCTGGCAATAGCGCAAAAGGCGGGGGAGGTTAGTCCCCCGCCAATCGCTAGGTTATCTAGATAAGCGAGTCAACAATCTCGTCAAGTTCCTCTAGTGAGTGCTCCTTGATGAGGTTGCGAGTGTAAACTTCGGCAGAGGTTACTGCAGCAGATGCCTTTTCAGCATCTAGGTTCCAGTCCTCTTCGAGGTCGCGCTCCTTGATAGGGGTGACGGTGTAAGAAGTCTGTGGACCCTTACCGATGCGAATGATTGCCCAGTAACCCTTGGTAAGAGGGCCCTGTGGTGAGTAGTGAGCTGCGTGCAAGGCCTGGTAAAGACGAGCACCTGAGATTAGCATTTGACGCTGGATACCTGACTCTGAGTTCAGGGTTACAACGGTGAATGCACGCTTGTTCTCAGGGCGGTCCTGTAGCTTAACGCACAGTGGGCAGTCAGCTCCGATGCAGACATACGAGCGCTTACCGCTGGTCTTCTGCTTTAGGAAGTGCTGCTTGTAGATAGCGAATGGTCCGTTCTCATCCAAGAACTTGAAGACCAGGTGCTTACCCTCTTCAAACTTTACTTCCGTTGGGAAGTCGCTAGAAGTGGTGAAGGTGTCCGCTGCATCCCAGCCCGAAAGGACTGAGGTTGACGAAGCAGTTGCCTGCTGTGGACGGTCGTCAATGTCGTCGGCAACATAGCTGGCGGCATCTGGGGCATTTTTCTGAACTGGCATGTTTTCCTTATTTGTCGTTGTTTTGCATTTCTTCTGCGCGGATAGTTTCCCACGCCTCGGCTATCTTGTCAACAAGACTCCGGTGTAAAGACCATTCTATACGGTCAATTCCCAAAAGTCCAGCTTTATCGAATAAACCTACAGTGGCCTCAACCATTGCTTTGCTATACAAGCGCCTACCAGCATACACCGCACCGTTTGCTCCCTGCTTGGAAGGGAGTCGGTATGGCGATGTTGGAAGTATTCCATTCTCCACCCAGTACCTTACGGTCTTGGTTGGTCGGCCTAGGGCCTTGGCTAACGAGCCTAGCGTATACATTTGAATCTGTCTACCATTTGGCAAAACTTTATCAAACGCATCGGTTTCCCACGAAGTGTCTTTCGGAATCTCGGCAACAGGCTCTTTACGCTTACGCTTGCTGCCTGGATAAAATGCGTCTAACCCCGAAAAAGATTCTTCGATAAAGTCACTCACTAGATTCTCCGGTCACCAATTTTAAAGTTCGTTCTGGAAGAACTATTTTGTTTTTACTCAAGACAGTAAGTATACGCTCTCGCTCTGACATTGCAGTGTGCTCGTCGTGAAGTCTAAGCCACTCCGAGTACTCTGGTCCGAATCTTTTCAAAAAATTAGCTAATTTGCTCATTTGCGTCCTTCTTAATCTTGGTCTTGAGGTATACCAACACCGAGTTAATAATGGTTGCATTAGTGAAAGAGCCGGCCTCAATGAGGTCGTTAACTGCTTTAAGCATAGATGTTCGCTCCACATATCTGCCGTAAAGGTAAGCATCCCACTTAGCGGTAGAGATTGTTTGGAGGACTTCATCATGTTCTTCTGGGGTCATTTTGTGTCTCGTGGTAGTTGGACAAGTAGTGTAGCAATTAATTTTTTTGGGTTTAGCGTGAAATGTTAAACCTGTTGACTAATTATGTAAATCAGTGCGTCAATGGTCTTAACCCGCACGCTGGGGTTAGCACTAGACGGTCCGTATCCCGTAGTAGTAATACTGGCCATCTTGTCTCGGTGCTCTTCTAGCAACGTAGTTATTCGGTCACGCTCTAGAGACTCTCCGTAGCATACCGGGCAACCAGTTGGGTCGCCAATGTCCCAATCCCAATCGTGCTTTTCGCACTTCACTTGTTCTCTCCCTTGATGAGAGCGATTTGCTCGCAACCTAAGCAACCGTCTAAATGGACTTTTTCCATAATCAGTTTGCCGTTCCAAGTTTCGCCAGCACTACCGATTAGGTGGAAATAGTCGTCTTCTAGCAGTTTGATAATGCGCTCACGCTCTGCAATAGCACCCTTGTTTTCACCCACAGCAGCGGCAGACACGATTTGTTGAGCAACCCAATAATCCATAGTCTTCGGTGTTTCACTCATTTGTTCTCTCCCTTGATAAAAGCCTCAATCTCAGCCCATTGTGTTTCTACTAACGCCAGTAACTCACGCTGCTCGTCAGTCAAGTCAAGCCCCAAACGCTGATGCCATGAGAGCCAAAAGAAAGTGCGTAGTCTTTCCATGTTCCATCGTTGAACCTGTAGGTCTGCGCTCACTTCCTCTCTCCCTTGATAAAGGCAATCAGTGACTCCGAGTCAAACTGGTCCCTGGTTATCACAACTTCTGAGTCGAACTCAATCTTTGAACGGTGGGCTTCAATCCAGGCGATGATGCGCTCACTAGCATCTTCAAAGCCAATGTTGTATGAGTGAAGGTCTCTAACGCCTTGAGCGTCTAGGTCTGCGATTCTTCCCATTACTTCTTCTCCAAAACTAGTGCCCAAGTTACTTTCTCAGGGAACATCTTCTCGATGTCAGCGTCAGTCAACTTTCCCTCGTAGTAAGCGCCCATTACAGCGTCTTGGTCAAGAACAGTGATGGTGGTGGTGCAGGTCTCAAACAGGCCTTTGTCCTTTAGTAGGTCATTGGCGGTGTCTTCGTCAAACTGCTTAGATACACGGCGCTGCTTTACAATAGCGCGGGTGTTGGTGCGCTCGTCTTCTACAGGAAGAACGATGCTGCCTTTTTCGTTTGGCTCACCGAGGTCTTCGATGTACGCAGTAAGGCGCTTCTTGATTGTTGTGACTCGCTCAGCGATAGCATCGCCCTCTTCTTTTAGAGTGACGTACTGCTGTACTTCGCGGCGGATGTTGTCCATGTTTTGGTCTGGAGCATCATTGATGATTGGCATGTATTTCCTTAGTAGACTAAACCCTCTTGAGGGTTGCTAACTCTTAGCAATACATAAGGTAAGCCTATTCGGCTACGTTGTCAAGTCCCGACACGCGGTATTTTTCAAGGGCTTCGATAACCACGCTAGTCACAGTTACGCCCTCTTCAGCGGCCTTAGCCTGGACGGCAGCCCACAGCTCGTCAGAGACACGGATAGTCCTGGTAGGGGTCTTAGGCGCATTTGGCATACCCCAAGTATAGCAAAACCCGAGACGCAACATCGGTGTATCTCGGGTTTCGCTAACTATGGTAGCAGACTACTTATTGAGTGTCAACTACAGGGTTTCGATTAGTCGCACGAATTTAACAGTGCTGTGCTTGAATGCGGCGGATGACAACGAGATAATTTGCGTGGAGGTGCCTTTGCGGAACCCCGCGTGAATCGCTTTTCCGTCGCCAATGTATATTCCGGCGTGGTAGTAAGACTTGGAGCCTTTATAGCCCCATACCACAATATCCCCGACCTTCGGGTCTTTTACACCCTTGGCCAGGTGTCCCTGCTTATTAGCTGAATGAGGGACTTCTATTCCTAGTTGTTGATAGGTCCAGTAGACAAGACCTGAGCAGTCCCATCCCCTGGGGGTAGAGCCCGAGAATACGTACCAGGTCTTGCCGACACGTTTTTCTAGGCGGTTTACTACTTTTTGAATTCGGTGAGCCTTAGCCATAAGAGCGACTTTAGCCATGAATTCAGGCGCAGGTTCCACAACCTGCTTTACTGCGGCTACTGCATTAGCCTTTGGTGATGGCCCAAGACTTGCGGCACACCCTGTCATTACTAGTGCGGTAACACTAACTGCAATGAGCTTTTTCATTTAGCGACCTACCTTTCCTTGGTAGTTAGTACTCGGTCGTTTATTGTCAAAGTGACATTGTTTCGATATTCAGTTGTAGGTCAAGCCTAGCACAGAATACCGCCCTTCGGCTAAAACTGCTCGCCATTGGGCTAGGGCGGGGGAGTTTACACCCTAAAAACCAAGCTTATAGGGCAAAATTGAAATAAGTCAAATTTGAGGAGCTAATGAACCGCCTGCGCAAAATCGCAGCATCATTTGGCATACTAACCGTTGTTTTTGGACCGCTCCTACTCGCCGCACCAGCGTACGCAAGTACCCGTATACAGTTCACATACTACTGGACTGAGCAGAACTTCACGTTTACCGACGAAATAGTAACGGTAGTCGTTACTAACGACATTACTAACAAAATCGGCGGAGACGGTGAGGTCATTGACTCCTACCGAATTACCTTAGGCGACCAGGTTATTGAAGTAACCGAGAAGCACGCAGCACGTACCTACACGTTTGAGATTACTGGCACTCAAACCATAAAGCTAGAAGGCATTGACAACGGCTTTTGGAGCGGTAACTACGGACCAATCATGGAGATTAGTTCTACTGCTCTGGCCCCGGTTGAGCCTAACTGGTGGGCCCAGGAAAACTGGGAAGGCGAATCCGTCACGTTAACCGCACCTGCAGGGTGGGAGTTTGCATTTGTCCGTGGGTGGTACGGCGACCCAAACGACTGGAACTGTGGCGTTGATGTGTCTAACGTTATGGGCACGTACATGCTAGGCAAAACTACCGCAACCATTGCTTTAGATAACGGAACGTTTGGCGACCCTTGTGGTGGCATAGTGAAGGTGACTCGATTTACCTGGGGCATTGTTCCTCTTCAATTTACTCCAGAACCTACTCCTACCCCTACACCGACTCCTGAACCTACTCCGGAGCCTACCCCTGAGCCTACTCCAGAACCAACCCCAGAGCCTGAACCTGAGCCAAGCCCAGAACCTACGGAGGAACCTACAGTTGAACCGACGCCAGAGCCTGAACCTGAGTCAACCCCTGAACCTGAACCTACACCTGAGCCGTCCGAGGAACCTACTGAAGAGCCAACAACACCTGAGCTTGAACCGACACCAGAACCAGAGCCGAGCAATCCCACCGAAGAATCCGTTGCCGTAATCGAAGACCTGACTGCTATTAAGCCGGAAAACCTGACTGATGCTGAAGTAGAAGAACTTGTAGCAGCGGCTGAGGAAGTCCTAGAGAACACTGAGCAGGGCTCACCAGAGTACCAGCAGGCTCTTGAAGCCCTAGCAGTAGCCGCTGTTGCTGACGACCCACAGGTGTCTGAGGAATTAGCCGCAGTTCCTGTGGTAGGAGCAGTTGCTACCGCAGTACTTGAGTCATTCAACGCCCTTGGAAACGTCGGTGCTGACATGGCACCTATCGTTCGTGAAGAAGCCGAAAAGACGATTCTTGCGTCCGTTATTGCAACAGGTGCAGCAGTTCAAGCAACCGTAGGAGCAGCGACAGCAGCGGCCTCTATGGCAGCCTCAGCGCCCGTAGGAGGCTCTACAGGCGGCTCGTCTGGTGGCGGAGCAGTTTCAGCAGAATCAACTATCAGAAGGAAAGAACAATGAAGAAATTCATAACTGACATGCTAGGACAGGTTTGGACCCTGCTAGGTATGTTCGTGGCATGGGTAGTACTTGAGGGGTCTGCAAAGACCATCGTTGGGTACTGCATTATTGGCACCCTAGCCCTGTGGTCGGTAACTTACCGCCTACGTAACCCAAAAGAATAACAACCCGAAAGGAACAACATGGCATTTACACCATGGAAACTACCATTCCCTGAAAAGAAGGTAACCGAGCACTACGGTGAAATGAGTGCATACCGCAAGGCAAACAAAATGCAGCCACACTCTGGTACTGACTGGGCTATGCCTGGTGGGACCAAAATTCCAGCCGTGGGTAATGGACGAATCAAGTTCGTTGGCGAGTCTAAGATTCTAGGCAACGTCATCGTACAGTCAATTGCCGACAAAGAGGGCAATATCTGGTACATCGGATACTGCCACCTACAGAAGGTTCCTACCCTAAAGGTCGGAGACCCAATCAAGGTTGGAGAAACTATCGGTCTAGTAGGAACAACTGGTAGTGCATCTAGTGGAAACCACCTACACGCCACCGCAAGCCGCAAGGTTAAGGGCGTATTTGGTGCAACCTCAGACAAGGTTGACCTTGTCAAACTAACTAAGAAAAACTCAACTGCAGCAGCAACTCCCGCTGCTGCAGTAACTCCGGCAGCTACTGCTGCAGAAAGACCGACAGAATGAAAGAACTTATTAAAACCATAATTGCCCGTGCGATTGGCTTGCTTTTTGCAACCTTCTTTGCAGGTACAGGTGTGGGTGCAATTGCTACCAACGGTGACTGGGTACTAGGTTCACTTATCGGTGTAGGCTCGGCATTTGCTGTTGTGCTAACCACCATTGGTGTAACCCTAGCCTGGTCAGGAACCCTGAACCCTCAGGATATTGCTAACGCTTTCCGTGCTGCTGTGGCTAAAGCCGCTGATGGCAACGAGAACCTAGAGGCAGCCCTAAAGGTCAAGCAGGACGACAACTTCGATTTCGATGACATCAACTGGGATTCAGATGATGACCTAAACGAAGATGACGATGATGATGACGCTACCGTCGCTCCTGGAGAAGACGCTAAGTAACTAAATATAAAACCGCCCCTGCAGGCTATCTGCAGGGGCGGTTTTATTTTATTTGCTAACTAGACGGCGCTTGATTGCATCAAAAATCTTTGGGCGCTTCTTAAACGCCTTCTTGTTGTTGCGGTCATCATTGCCACCCTTTTTAGGGGCAGGACCGCCACCTTTACCTTTTGCCATCTTGTCTCCTATAGCCTGAATTGGATGCTCGCCATTGGGTAGGCGAGTGGTTTTCTTCGACCTTTAGTCTAACACCATCGTCTTCGTAAAATCTAATAACGTGGATGCACGGGTCATCCCCATCAAGGTCTTCTTCTTCTTGCTGCGTCATAGGGGTGCCATCGTGGGTTGCACAGACCACCGGACCACACCAGCCCTTGTTCATGCCGTATTCTAGCCACTCATCAAATGTCATTTTCTCTCCTAAACTGAGGTATCTAAAAGGAAACCACGAAGCGTTCCTATTGTCAAGTCCACCCCGCCCTTATCGTTAATGCCCTCGCCGTCAATCACGGCGGCGGCTACGGCGTTCTTTTGCTGTAAGGCGTCAAACTGACGAACCTCGATTGAGCCGTTGATAAGGAAATCCTGAATTACGATAGTGGCCCAAGCAGAGCTAGCACGCCTAATACGGCCATTGCGCTGAGTAGCCAAGCCACTAGACCAAGGCAAATCATAGTTGATGAGCATGTTTGCCGCCGGTAAGTCGACACCGTATCCACCAGCATCGCTACTAACAATAACTCGAATACTAGGGTCGTTATTAAGAGCATTCTTGTGCTTTTCCTTAGTCTTGGCGTCTAGCTGACCTGTGTAGGTCACGGTGATGTCTCTACCAATTCTGTCAGCAATTAGGTCTACCATGTCTACATATGAACAGAACACTACGAGCTTGTTCTTCTCGTCCTGCTCTAAGAAGTCACGTACATAATGTACAAAATTATCTAACTTAGTATTTGGCAGCCCGTCCAGTAGTTCTTCTTGGTCTAGCTGGTGAGCATACGCAGAGCCCTCGCCGTTTCCAGCAAGGAACTTCTTGGCGCTTATTCTCAATAGCTCTGGTGAGCAGGCGAGCATCTTTAGCGCCCCTACCTTAGACATCACCTGGCCCTGTAGCTCGTCCGCTGGTCCTCCCCATGACTTCTCATAGCCATAGTGAGCCATAATATTAAAAGACCCGCCAAATAATGTTTGAGCGTTATCTAGGTCAATAAGCAGGTCGTCCACAATCTTCTTGTAAAGCTTTGATGTTTTACGGTCTAAGTGAACTAAGATTGGGTCTTTGTGAATAGTAGCCGGAAGGAATGGCGCTACGTCTGGGTCTTTTTGAGCCTTACGTACTGAGGCCTCTTTCATCTTCTCGTGCAAGATGGGCAAGTTACGATAACGGTCTACACCGCCCCAGTTATTGCGGACAATGAACGTCATGTCAAACTTGTCAAACCGACCAAGCACACTGTCGTCAACAAACTGCATGATGCTGTAAAGCTCTTCCGGCTTACCGTTCTCGACTGGGGTGCCAGTCAACGCAAATCGGTACTCGCAGGTAGCCAGCTTCTTAGTAGCCTTAGCACGCTTAGACTTGAAAGACTTGATGGCGGTGGCCTCGTCTAGGACGATAAAACCCCGTGGCAACTTGCTGACATACTGCCAGTCATTTACTACCTGTTCGTAGTTCATGATGATGTAGTCAATGCCTGTAGTGCGCCACTTCATAGCTCTGTCATACTGCTTCTTGCGCTGCTCTGGGTTGCCGTCTATAACTACTGCCTTGGAGCTGTCAGTGAACTTTTTAATAGACGCTTCCCACTGATATTTTAGGCTAGAAAGGCAGATAATAAGCCCTGGCTCTGTGACCTTGCGCTCGTCCATCAAGCGCTCTACAGCAGCGATAGTCAAAACAGTTTTGCCAAGCCCCAAGTCATACGCCACGAGCATCTTGCCGCGCTCGCACATCTTGTCTACAGCCTCAGGCTGATATGGAAGCAGGGTACCTACAAAACTCATGCTAGGGCTCCTAGTCCGTGTACGTTATGCTTGGCTTTTTCTAGTCCAGTAATAATCTCTGACCTACTCATGCCACCTACATCTTTCATCTCAGTGTGCGCGTAGTTAAAGAACCTCGCCTCAAACCCTAACTCAATACTCTTCTCAAGCATGGCCTTTGATGAGGCTAGCCCAGACTCGTCGTTGTCTAGGGCAAATACAATCTCGTCTGCGTCCCTAATCATGTTGAGCTGGGTGTTTGAAATCATAGAGCCGTATGTAGACACTGCGCCAGGTATTCCTACCGACTCAAGTCTAACTACGTCTAGTGGAGACTCGACAACAATCATCTGGCCGCCCTTATACCTGTTAAGGCCAAACAGCGTGGTGGACTTCTGAACCCCAGGCGGATAGTTCTTAAAGTAGCGACGCTTGTAACCCTTCTCCTGCCAACCCAGCAACTTGTTTGTCACAGGCTCGCGGATAACAGTAATCCAGTTAGAGAAGTTGGGGTCCCACAATAGTTGGTGCTTTTCTGCAGCGGGTAATGTAAACCCACGCGCTTTCAGGGCCGAGTCTGGTGGATAGGTGAACAGCGCTAGGCGTGACTCGCCCATGCTGGTAACTTCTTTGAATACAGGCTCGTCGTCCTGGTCATCCTCTTCTTTACCCAATGACAGATTGTCAAACGACAAGTAAAGCCAGTCTTTGGCATCGGCGTAATCTAAAAACCCATTAGCGTCCTTGAGGCCCTGCACAGTTGCAATCAGAGACCAGATGTTTCCCTTGAATCCGCAGGAGAAGCAGATGTGCGCACCAGTCTCAGAGTTAATCCACCAAGACGGGTTGTGGTCTTCCTTGCCGGTAATCTCTTTGTGGCCAGGACATAGAGCAAGAATCTCTGAGCCTCGAGTCTGAACAGGCTCAATGTTTAGACGCCCTAGGACGTTCTCCATCTCTTCTAGTCTCATACGTCGTCACTGCTCATCTCACGGAACATACCAGACGCCCAGTCCCACATCAAGGACGCTTCAACGTTACCGCTGTTACGAGCGGCCATGACCTTTAGGATACGGGTGTCGTCTACGTTCTCGTCTTCGCGCTCAAGACCAAACACAACGTCTGCGTCCTGTAGGAACGAGGATGAGTAACCGATTGAGTCTGTAGATACCTTGCCCTTTTTGGTCTTCCAGTTAAGCGCCTGTGTAGTAATTACCACTGGCTTGTTCATGCGCTGCGCAAGTCGCTTCAGCGAGCGCGTAATTCCCGTCAGAGCCTGTGGGGTGTTTGACTCGCCAGTCTGCTCGTCCATCATCAAGTAGACACCGTCAATGAAGATAACGTCAGGCTGTAGCGTCTGAACCTTGCTCTGAATAGCAGAGACAGTAATGCCGTGCGCCGAGTCAACCAGCCAGAAGTTAGCCTCGTCCTCGGACATCTTGTCTAGCGACTCCTTGTAGCGCTTTTCTTCTTCGGCGTTTAGCGAGCCGGTGATTAGTCGGTTGTGAGAAATCTGGGCACGCATCGAGTCGTAGCGGTCCTGCTGCTCACGGTTTGTCATCTCGAAAGACTGGAACATCGGAGATAGTCCCTGCTTGTGGATGTTGTTTGCAATCTGTAGCGCAAGCGTTGACTTACCAGTCTTAGGCGTGGCTACAACGACAATCAACTGGCCCTTTTGCAAACCGTTGGTGACGGCATCGATAGTCGGGAATCCGGTCGCAACACCTAGTAAGCCAGGGTTGTTCTTCCGAAAGATGTAGTCGTCCCAACGTGACTCTGTGGTCTGCACAAGGTTGACGTCAGAGGTCTTGTTTAGCCCCTCTTCTTCAAGTCGAACTATGCCGCCCTGAATTACCATCAGCGCAGACTCGTGGTCCTTGTTGTTCTGAATCTCTTCTACCGCTGTGCGTATCGTTGCGGTAATCGAGTTCTTACGGCGCTTGTCAATTAGGTCGTCTAGCAGGTAGTCAACCGAGTCGGTTAGCTCGTGAATCTGATAGGTGGGGAAGTTAGCCTTTACAACTTCTACGCTTGGGCACTCCGCATACTTGGCGAAGTGTGAGCGTAGGAATGTCCAGACGCGCTTGTCCTCTTCGTCGGGGAACCATGCGTCAGACACGTTGCGCTCAAAAAGCGGCGATAGGTCTCTAACGTGGATGATAGAGCCGAGTAGTTTTGCTTCTGTACTCATAACGAAGGAAAGTCCAATCCCCATCGGCCGTACCTTAGCAGGCGCGATGGAATGTCGATTACACCAATAACCTCTGGTCTGAAAGGTAGTTCTTCAACTAACTTGCTGACCGATTTATAGGCAGACCCGTAACGAAACGGGTTCGTACCAATCTTGTCCAAGTGGAGCATAAACTCTACCACCTCTTTTTCAGAGCGGGAGAAGTCTATGAGTTCCATGGTGATGCCGCGTTTTACGGTAACCATGTAAAGGTGACTAAGAACTAATCGGTTGTACTCTAGCCTCTTTGACTTGACTGGCACAAACCCTAGCACTTTTTTCTTGTCTTCGTATTCGTCGGTAATAACGTCAGACGTTACTAGTATCCTTTTAGGCATAGCGTTGCTGATGTCACCGCCTAGCACTAGATAACCTCTACCTTTGTGCTCTGAATAATGAAGTCTCTAAAAGTGACCTCGCTATCCATAGCAAACTTTATGTCGTGCTCTGAAACCTCAGTAAGCCAGTTAAACGGATAAATCCCGTTATTAGCCATGATTCTGTCGTAGACCAACTTCGCGTGCTTGCACTTAGACCTTGAAGCAAACCCCGGGCAACTGCACACTAAGGTCTTGTCCTCCTGGGCGTTGACCTCAAATATTGCGGCAGTTGGTGAACTGCTCAGAAAAATCTGAATTAGCCTGTATCCCATTACTTCCTCAAATCTTCTGCAGAGTTCATGTTTAGATAGATAAACGCCTCGTAGATAAACGATTGCGTAGCAGACCCGTAGTGAGCCTCCCAGTCGTTTATAGCCACGTTAGTCGTAACTATGGTCGGCAAGCCGTTATTGAATCTGGTCCTTAGTACGTGGTGAAGCATGTTTTTCTGCCAACCAGATGCACTGGAGTGCTCCTTGCCAACGTCGTCTAAAACTAGGATGCGTACGTTGTATGAGTCGTCCGTAGCCTCGCCAAGGATGCCATTGTATAGCAGCTCATCATTGCTGTCGTGGTCCTCCATAATCGCGCCTTTTAAATCTAAAAGCCCATTATAGGTAATGAAATAGCAAGGTCGAGGCACTGCTCTCCCCGGCCCCATGCCGACCACAGCGGGGTCTATGTTTCGGATAATATCCTGTATCACAGCGTTAGCTACAGTGGTCTTACCGCGCCCTGGGAGGCCGTAGAACATCATTCCAAGGCCGCAGGTCTCTTTACCCTCAGCACGGATGATTTTGCCGTTATAGAGCGATTTAAGCCACTTTGAGATGACATCTGTAGAGTCTCCCGCAATGTCCTTGCAGTCCTCCAAAGTCCACCCAATCTTGGCTGGCGGCACGTTTGCGGTCTTTACCCAGGTACGGCGGCGGGCTGGCAGCTCGTCTGGCTTAAACATCGTCGTCCTCGTCTAGTAGGGATAGCTTCTTTGAAGTAGTCTCTTGGTCCCGAATAATCGCGGTCTCAAGCTCTTCGACTGACACTACACGTTCTTTCGCAGATTGCAATAGCAACGGGGCCTTGTACATAAAGGCTCTCCAAAGGTGGTTGCCGTCTGTGTACTTTTCGGCCTGTAGCGTGGAGAAGAACAGGTTAATGAGCTCTACCTCCAGAGCGCCATTGGTGTCGTGCTGTTTGCGGAATACTGATAGAGCCTGAACAAACCTGGACTGCGTCACGCTAAACGGGGCAATGCTCCAGATGTCAGCCATGCGGTCGGCAAACTCATACGCAACGTCCTTGCAGGTCCAGTTAATCGGGTCGAGCTTTGAGCGGTGCATGTCTTTACGCTGCTGAGCTTTCTTCTCACGAGCCTCGACGTATTCGGCTTTCTTCTGGACCATGTGCTTTTCGCGCTCGCGGACCAGGTCATCGTCACTAGACGACGAGCCTTCAAAGAAGTCCCATCCCATCTCAATCTCTTTCCCCTCGACCCTGTCGAGGAATTTATTTGTAGCTATATTAGTAGTTCTAGCTGTATTGCTATTAGAAATATGGCTTACTAGCTGAACTGCTATATAGCTGTTACCAGACTCGACCACTGTGGGCGAGTCAGACTCGACCACTTTTAAGGTGGTTCCGCCGCCAACATACTTGACCATTTTGACCAAATTTGCGTCTCGTAACTCTTTTAGGATGGCATAGCTTTTGCGTTTGCTTAGGCCTTGGTCCATTAGGGTACGGTGATTTATCCGAATATTCGGGTGGGTAACAAAAAATTCCAGACAAGCCAATGCTTGCCTGCTGATAGTCGCTTGCATTACGAGAGGTTCTTGAACTTAGCTATTAGTTCTTCAGCGACCTTATCTGCAAAGATGGTGGCCATCTCTTCAATCAGGGACTTCATTAAATCGCCAAGGTCGTCGATAACTTCAGAGTATTCCTCTTCTTCGTCTTCCTCTTCTTCGCTTTCTTCTTCCGGAACATCAGTAAAGAAGGTTTCTAACTCGCCGATACTTACACGGACAGGCTGATGAAGTGTCGGTGTAGATAGCTGAGCTTCGACCGGCTCTTTGCTTACCGACTCCTCTACAGCGGGTACTGCAGCCACTGCTGGGCGTGAGATGGGCTCTGAGTTAAACGGAATCATAATCAGTCCGTCAGTTAAATCAAACGCAGGTATCTTATTAGACTGAGCGACTGATGCGGCGAGCTGGCACTCTGGGTCTTCGTCATCCCAAAGTATAAAGAACTTAATTTCGTTCTTCTGCTCTTTTAGAAGGGTCTTGTAATCATTGTGGTCATAGACCCCAGTCTGAAGACCCTTGTCGGTAGCATACTGCTCGGCCCAAACTTGGCCGTCTGACTGTTTCTTATCGAATACGGTTACCACCGCAGCCTCATCTACTGAGTCTACAATGTCTCCGATTAGGGCCTCTACATTGGCCCTGGTTGTTTTTGCGTTACCTATAACCGCGATGGTTACTCGTCTCATGGTTTACCTCCTGCTGACGGAGACTCCAGATTAGACCCTGCTTAGAAGTTTGTCAACTCTAAGACACACCAACAAACAAAGCCCATTGAGCACCGTAAGGGAGGTAGTCAGGTAAGACCGCTGAGAGACGCTTAGTTACATTAGTTCTATTCCTATAATACAAGCTTCGTCCATTGACGGCACTGCCGTCTTCCCAGAGCAAATCATCAGTTTCGTAGTAGCCAGTAGAGCCATCGAAATAAGCTTGAAGATAAGGAGCGGCCTCAAACATCGCCGCATCCACAGAAACTACACGGCCTGACACGGTTGTAAAGTCAATGAATACCATAGCTTTAGCAGCGTTTACGGGAGAGGTTGCTGTTGCGGAATACCTTCCCCAAGAAGTAGAGATGCTGGTATAGTCAGCGCTGTAAGTGCTAATCGTATTGCTTGCGCTATCTAGCCACGCTATGCGAACCCTAGCTGAGTCTCCTGAATCGCTACTTTTTAGGTAGGCGCTAAACGTGTAAGGGGTATTAGGGAATACGGTAACTAGTCCGCCAGCGCCATTTCCTGCCGCCTTGAGGATTGGGGATGCTCCGCTAGCAGTTAGGGCTCCCCACGCATCGCTAGAGCCAAAGGCGCCTGTACCAGTAACTCTAGCAAGAGAGCCGGTGAAGGCTGTCCAGTTGTTTGTATTAGTTGAAAAACTTGGGTTAATTAGTTCGTTAACTCGGTTAGGTCCCAAGTAAATATCTATTCGTCTAGCATCTACGTAGTTTGTGGCAGAAGAACCGGCCTCAAACTGTGCAGCATCGAAGTAGTGGATTTCCCCGGCACCACCGCTAGCAATTGATACGGTTGGCACAGCAAAGTAGGCATCGCTAGGTGCCGTAGCAGTTACTTTAGTTGCCCTGCTCCAAGCAGAAGTAGAGTTAGTAGATGTAGCAGCCGTTCCTGCGCTGAGATAAGTGCCAAAACGGTCATACCAGTTAATGTTAAGTGACACAGAACGCGCATTAGTTTTAGCCCGGCTATAAATGGTAAAACTATAAGCGCTACCAGCAGTTACTGGGATACCCCTGGTAGTTGGTGCCGTTTGTCCGCAGGAAAAAGATGCCGTAGCCGCCGCAGTAATAACTGATTTTAATATACCGCTAGTAGCGTTAGGGTAATTAGAGGGGGAGGTGGATTCTAGATAAGGAACTACAGCGGGCGACTCTCCAGAGCCTGTGATGCTAGAAAGGGTAACGTTAGTAACACCGTTCCAGCCTCCTACTGATTTTTCAAAAGAAGAGTCATTAATGCTAAGCATTAAGTTTTTAGCCGGACCTAAATCAACGTTGTATCCTGAGAAAGCGGAGACAAATACCCGCAGCCCAGCTACTGACCCTTTTTTACGGTATATTTCTATAGCGCTCTGTAGTAGTCGACGGCCTTGCTGTATTCCTAATTCGGCCTCGTACACAAACCCAAATTGGTTCATCATAATAGGAATTAGTTTTCCGTTTAAGTTAGCTATGTCATATCTACGCTTAACGTTTTCAGCGTCAGTTTTAAATTTGTCGTACTCAAACGCAAACAACTTTAAGAAGTTATATAGGTCTAGGTTTACTTCGCTGACATTAGTAGTTAGCCCATTAATGTTCGGCGACTTGTACATCAGCGGAAGGTACGCGTACATCAAGTCCGCGGTACCAAAGTTTTTTACAGCAATCCCACTAGCAACTCCAGCATTAATCCATGAGCCGTCTGCTACGGACCGTACAAAAATAGAATAATAATAAATCTTACCTTCTACAATTTTAGGGTCAATTACAGCTCCAGTATCTGGGTGCAGTCGGCGGTCCTCGTAAGACGTTACAGAGATTGCAGGGGTGGTAGATACAAGTAAGTCTCCGTCGTCCGGAGTCACTGGAAACCCTAATGTGTTTCTAACCAGGTGTAGTAAGTCCCAATCTCCGGTTGGAAGTTTCCACTTAAGGTCAATTACTGCATAGTCTGGAGATGTGGCGGTAAATGGGGATGCGTCAAAACTTACTAGGGTAGCTGGGCCGTACTTAAACAAGCCATAAAAACCATCACCGTATAGCGCCATTTAAAATCCTTTAGCCGAATACGTAGGTAAGTACGTACAGGTTATCAATATCTGAAGTTAGTTTGGTGTCCACAATCTCGCCTGCAGCATTCACAGATGCCAAAACAGTTCCAGATGAGTTTTGCCACTCTTGCAGGTTAGCTGACTGGCTAGATGCTCCCTTGACAATAAGGCCCTTGGTGCTTGAGGTAGCTGACGTAATTGTTTCTCCGCCAGCACGCTTCATGTACTGAGGGTGAGCATCGCCAATAACTCCGGCTTCTATGTTGCTAAGGCGGGCATTAAGGGTAGCATACACAGTACTAGCAGCTGTGAATGATGTTGAAATCGTACCGTTCTGAGGGTTATTTCCAATTATGGATTGAATTGCTACGACCTCTTCCTGCAAGAGGTTTGGGTGCGAGGCGTCTACTGTGTCAGTGCTGTTTACTTTAGTAGTAAAAGTAGCAGTGGCGTTTGGATAACTAGCGGCCATTTATATCTCCTTATGAAATTCCGCCAGAGGCGGTGATGGTGAACGTTCCCTCAACAGGGATTTCATTAACGGCACAAACAACGGTCTCTGATACAAGGGCTAGTGAGCTTCCAGTAGCTGCAGTTGAGGTGACGTTGCTTCCGGTGTTGGTAAACGTAAAGGTGTTGGTAGCAACTCCAGTAACTACATGCGTACCATTAACAGTTGCATCTACGCCTGTAACTCTTACCCTCTGACCCACTGTAAAGTTGTGCCCAGTTGCGGTTAGGGTGACTACGTTAGAGCTTCTGGCCCAGAGAGTTACAGCAAACTCTTGTTTGGCACTAACTTTACGTAGGACGTCAATAGTGGCATAGTTGACTCCGTTTACTTCAGCTATGGCGTTGAGGACAAATTGCTCTGGAACCTTATCAGCAAAATAAGAATTTTCAGTAGATACTAGGCTTCTAATAGCTGCCAGCACCTGGTTGGTGACAGAGTCTTGTCGGTACTGCGGTTGAACGTACACAGTTACCTCCATGTCCACAGGAACATACGTAGGCGGAAGAACGGTTAAGGTAACGTTAGGCGCGGTCTTGTCCATGAAGTACTCCGACACCCTGTCAGCAACTATAGTAAACGCAGGGGTTTCTGTAGTCCCTATTACACCTGGGTCACCAAATATGCCGATGTACAAAAGGATGCTGTTGAAGTTAGTAGAGTCGGCAATTGCTTGGGCTACTCCATTTACCTGATAGGCCATATAAGAGTAGTCTTTCAAAGACACCGCTCGGGTAATTGACTTTAGCGCTGTGGGAGCATTGACCCTAATTGAGTCAGTCGATTCCTCGTTAGCTCCACCAGAAGCAGCTACCTGATTAGAGGCAGTAATACCAAAATTAATATTAGTTAAGAAAGTATTAATGGCTCCTGCTGGCACGTTACCGGCTGACCCGGCACCAACTCGATAGGTGGCTAGAATAGAACCGGCGCTAGGTGGAATTCTTCCGCCGATGCCGTCTCCAAATACCACATACGTATTTCCTTCAGCATCGTTAATAGTACTAAACACAGGGCTATTAATTGAGCTGTCTACTAGAGACCCCGAGTAGAAGTAGTCTATTCCATTTACAGAAATCTCGATGCTTCCAACAATCACCGGAGCGTTAAATAGTTTAAATATTTGGCTAGGAGACCCGTTAGATACGCCAAGTAGCTCATCGTATACAGTGTATCCCTGTGAAACAGTAACTGAGGCGGTTCCATTAACCGTCCCTACCTTGGCTGGAACTGTTACTTCTTCATCTGTCTCAAAGATAATTTGGCTTGACGTACCGCTAACCACTGCTGTGTTTGAAATTTGAGTTAGCGCAGGTATAGTAACAGCGCTTCCAGTCGTGTTAACCAAACCTACTGTAGCCGAAGCGGCGGTTGTGCCGGTAGGAGAATAACCCAACATAGCAGCGATTTGAAGAATGCTGTCTCGTTGGCTGGCGGTGGCTAGGAAACCCTCATTAGTAGCACGGTCAATATAGAAGTTTAGAAGGTCACCCATGTAGGAAAACAAATCCACCATGGTCATACCAAAGTCTGCGGGGTCACGGCTAGTCCACTTTGGGTTATACAAAGGGATTAGATTGACTAAATCTTCTCGTATAGAGGCGTAGTCCCTCGAGGTGTAGTCTACCTGAGGTACGAAGTTCACTCCATCAGCCATTAGTTATCTCCAAAATTAGGTCGCCCGAGCGGTTAAATAGGGCGGTGTTAATGTTCACCGTATCGGTCTCCCCAGAAGGAAGAGTATAGAGAAGTGTTATTTCTAGGAAGCCGGTGTCATAGTTGTATAGTGGGGTTACATTTTTTAAGTTTAGCTCTTTTAGCCACTTATTAAAGGCGATATTGATTGTTTTAACGGCCACCTCACTGGCTGTGCCCGCACTCTCAAACAATATAGAGCCTAAGTCGCTACCAAAACTGGGGGTCATGAGCTTTTCGTGGAACCTAGTAAAAAGCACTAGAAAAATACGGTCACGCCACATCTTTCTGGAATCAGTAGTGGTATTTACTTGGCCAAACTCGTTAAAGCTAAATGGCATGGTTATTACAGGCATTAGAATGTTCCAATCCATAGTGGGAAATTAGGGTCTCCGCCTTCAAAAGCCGCCCAGACCCCGCCTCCAGTGGGTGGGGTTACCTTACCTACGGCAGCAACTGTAAGTATGGAGCTGGCGGCAGCGGGGTGGGCCGGTGTAGTTCCTGGAGCGTAGTAAGGCATGCTCACAGTAGTGCTCTCTACGTGCCACTCAAGCTCAAAGTAGTCATTAGCATCAAATTTAAGCACGTAGTTCCAAGCCGCAATTGTGCTGCCTGGAATGCTTCCGTGCTTACCGGGAACAGTCACAATTCCAGCAGAGCCAGGGACATCTACGCCATTTTTATTAAGCCAAACGGTGGCGTTTTGGTCAGCTGTGTCAGTATTTTGAAACTGAAACGAGAACTGAATGTTATATACACCAGATAGGCTAAAGTGAATTTGGCTATTATTCAGTAGCTCTAATCCATCGGCACCATCGTTAGTCCCAAATGTAACTGGATAGGCAACCCCAGTACTAGCGGCTGTCTGGGTGTAGTCTGCTTGCCACTCACCGTATATAGGTTTAAATCCAGAAATGCCGCCCAGCACAGGCCAAGCCCAGTCAGTCACGTTCTCACCTGATACCTGCGGAACCATCATACGAATCCTGCCGAGGTTCTTTGGGTCATTGTTGTCAACGACTACCCCACGATAAAACCCTGGGTAACTAGTTACTAACACGGTTAATCATCACCTTCTGCATAACAGCCGGAGAGCGCCTAGGCTCAGCCGGTTTAGAATTAAGGTTACTTTCAGTAGCCGACCACGTAGACGTAGAGAGCAGTTTGCCCTTGGGCTTAGCTCGGTTAGCCCTATCCACTATCTGGCTTGCTTTTATTGGGGCTATGTTTATCCCAGGAACACGAAGAGCAGTACCGGCTTTTACTCGGGTGTTTCGGACATTTGGCTTAATGTGCCTAACCCCTCTAGGATTTGGCCTTGCAGGAAAATCTGCATTAGACAGCTCACCTAAAGAGTCGCTGCCCACAGCAATGTGGGTAGTAAACTTTTGTAGGTTAACAGACTCTTCAATTATGTCGTGTTCAACCTCTAGTATTGTCCAGTAACCAGAGTAGGCCTGCCCTACGTTCCCCAGGTATATCGGCATACCCGGCCGTAAAGTGGATTTACCATAAACTTCCGCTGTTGCGTGATATGGAAAAAGGCTCTTATCATCTGCGCTATTAGCCTCAGCTATTGCCGTGGTGTAGCTGTTTGCCACAACTCCTGTGGCATGTTTATCAAATAGCTCAGGGTGAGAAATTTTGCGGGTAGAAGGCTGCCTAGTCTGTTTAGTGTATTTAAAGTAGGCACCTGTTTCGGGGTTTACTCCGGCAATAGAGGTTGCGCTCTTATCGGAGCCCTGATGTGCCAGGGTCTCTCCGATTACCGGCCTAAAGTTATATATAGGGTTTAGCGGTTTAAACCCAGCGTCTGCTTTATCAAAAGCTGCTGCTTCATAAATTAAGTCATTAAAGTCCTGTAGCAACGGCTGGAAGTATAGGGCGGTGTTCTCTGCACGTAAAAAGTAGCCAGACTGTTTAGCTAGTTTAACCATAAATTCCCAGTCAGTCATTCCAGCCTGGGATACCTGCGGGTATACACGGGGGTGCGGAGAGGTCTTATACGAGAAGTTATATTTTTTTGCAATCTCAGTAACAATCTGGTCCGCAGTTACGTTTCTGTAAACTTTTTGGCTTGCCTGACGCATCACATACGAAGCCCCAATAAACCCGACCTCAGTTATGTCATGCTGGGCATCTTTCATGCTTTTAACGTCGTGGACATATCCGTAAAATTCTTTTTTATCAATAGTCACTTTAATTAAGCTGCCTGGCCTAATAGATGTTGGAGAGATGTTCCAGTCCCTAAACCTAATCTTTGCGTAATCGTGCTCGTAGTTCTGCTGACGATAGGTAGCGCTGTATATTTTTTTCAGCACTATTTTATTATTAGGAAGCTCTACAGAAACTAGGTTATACATTCGGAATCCTTAGTTCAGTTCCGGCAGGTATGTTCTGTGGGTCAGATACTTCAGGGTTATATTCAGCAATTAGCCACCACTGTTCTGGAGATGAGTAAAACTCCATAGCAACCTGGTCTAGGCGGTCGCCCTCTTTCCATACGTAGATGCTGTAGTTTATTAGTCCTATGTCGGTAAACTCATAAAACACAACTGGCAACGCCGCGGTAGTTGAGGTAAAGGCCACAAAATCAACTACTGACGGCTCATATCGAGAGCCTAAATAAATTGTCATGGTCGGTTGTTTAATCCTCTCCTATAGTCCTCAGAAGCTACAAAACCAGTAGACGCGGTGGTAAGACCAGCAGTAGACAGGAGCTGTAGAGATATTGTAACGTCCGTACGGATAGGGACCATGTCCGGAGTAAAAGCAATATGGGTTACCGCTAAGTTGTTAACGTATCCGTTAAAAGACAGCGGACCAATATCTATGTTTAAAAGAGTGGGCTGCAGGAATCCAATGTCCGCGGTAGCAATTCCGCGTGCGTTTATCCACTGGTCCCCGAGTGACCCAGATGGCCCAATGCCATTTATAGCCCTATACAAAAACTCTAGGTCCGCTATGGTCCCTCTAGTAAATAGGTCTACTAACTTATCTTCAATACTCAGGCCTCGAGCGGAATCCGAAAGTGAGGCAATACCATGTTTGTAAAACTCTTCAAGCCCCCTAACTTGGTCCGTAGTTATGTAAGAAGCTACCGGAGCACCAATATTAGATACGTTTATTGAGTTAGTTGGCCTATTAAACCTAGCTGCAGCACATGCAAAGTCGTTGGTTCTGTCAAGACGAATATTAAAAGTTATACCCTCAGTAGCCGGGAAGAAACCAGCGCCTCCAAGGAACCTGTCTTGAGCTGTTGGGGTTACGTCCATAGATACTGAAACGGTAGTTCCAAAGGCCTCTGGATTCCATAGGAACTGGAATCCAAATCGTCTTTCAGCGTTTTTGTCACGGATTACTTTAGTGTTTGCGCTACCCGTGACTAAATCGATACTAGGGTCGCTGGCTTTCCACCATATTCTTCCTCGGCGATACTTTTCGTTATCTTGCCCGAAGCTAAAGTTTTTTTCATCACCCAATCGCTGAACCAGCGGTAAACTCCACTTGTGCGGAGGCAAGTTCCATTTCCACTCAGAAGGGTTTGAGTACTCGGGCGTAGGCGCTATTGGGGCCGGAGCACGCTGTGAGGTGTCAGCCATTTTTGCCACAGAGTCCCTACCCCTGTTTTTACGTTTTGTGGTATAGGTGTACGCATCCAAAACGCTGCTACCACCGTAACCCAGCTGAGGCTGGTTGTTGCCGTCACCACTAATTTTGCTTCTGGTACTTACTTGAAAGCGTTTTTTGTACCCCACTAGCCAGGTGTTAAAGTATACTCCGGCACCAAATCCGTAGACGTTATCTTCGTTATATATCTTTTGTAGCTGGTTGATAGATGGAAAGTCGGTTCCGTATTGTTTTTTAAGAGCGGCAATATCGGCTACTGCGCGGTACTCTTCCGCTGCACTAGTAGTTCCTTTTTCAATAGCCATTATCTAGTCACCGCCATTCTTAGCTGTTCTTGGTCTTCCAAAATTCGTTTTACTTCCCTAGCAAGTTTTGTCTCGTTTACTGCGACGCCTTGAGGAACATTTATAGTTACGTTTACGCCGCCATAGTAGGTGCCTCCGCCGCCACCAGAATTAATGGTTCCACTAGAGTCGCCAGTGCCAGGGTTGTTTCCCGGGAACAATGAGCCAGCACTAGTTTGGAATAGTTTTCCAGGATTGTATGCACTTCCGCTGGTCATTCCAGACGCCCCTGTAGGACCACCAGTGGGCGATGCTCCGCCCATAACGAGACCAGTGGGGTCACTCACGCCACCGTCTTTGTCCTCTAGTGCGACGTGAAGGTGTGCGCCAAATGAGCGACCAGTGTTACCGCTAAGGCCAATCTGTGAGCCTTCCGCAACTTCCTGGCCATCTCCTACAAGTTGAGACTTTAAGTGCCCGTAAACAGTGGCCGTGCCGTCTGAGTGCCGGATACGAATCATGTTACCGAGGGCACCCTCAACACCCGACTTTTCTACTTTTCCGCCCTTGATGGCAAACACCTTACTGCCCTCTGGGGCCACAAGGTCTATACCGCGGTGAGATTGAGTTCTAAACGACGCCTTATTACCAAACTCTCCATTTTCAGGAATCTGAAGAGTGTTCATTAGCGGAGACGAATCTCCGGTACCCTTAGCGTCAAAGTTAGAGCCAACCGCCTTTCCCAGGCTTCCTCCGGCCCAACTACCAACAGCACCACCAATAAGCGCACCTAGCACAGGAATAGGAATTAGCATCTGGCCTAAGGCAGCGCCGGCAACTCCACCTGCAACAGAGCCCGCGGTTTCTCCCCAAGCACTGCCGCCCTGGCCTTGATTAGTAGCTTCAATGTTTCCTGGAACAGCCATAAGTGCGGTTGCTCCAGCCATAACACCACCAAATTTTAAGCCGCCCTTAAATCTGCTGGCCATGTTGGGCTTAGAATAGGCGCCCGATTTACCGTCTTTCCCAGCGCCGCCGCCTCCACCGTCAGCAACTACTGCGCCCCCGCCGCCCCCGCCGCCGACTATTGAGCCCGCACCTAGCTGGCTAAAGAAAGTAGCAAACATTCCGGTTAAGCGTTCTTTTAAGAAATTTTCAAAGCCAGATTTAATTATTGCTCCGGCAGAGTCGAGCACGCCACCTAGAATAGTACCGCCAGCCCCGTTACCTCCGGTAGCTAGCGTTTGTCCATAAGATACTCCCTGAACAATTCCGCCAAACATCTCAACACTGTCTCTGAAGTAATTAGAAATATCACTTATGTTTGAGTTTCCACTTAACACGCCCTGGACACCGCTCTTAGTGTAGGCGTTGGTTGCACCATACTCTGCTGAGAACCGCTTTCCAAAAGACTGAGCTACTTCAGGCAGAGCGCCACTTTCTTGCAAACTTCCCGGACCAGTCTTGTTGAGGTTGCCACCACCAGCCTTCTGGTACAGCATAGCGATAACGCCTTGGCGAAGTACTTCATCATTACCGAAATACTGGTTAAGCATTCCGTCCAACGAGTTTCCAGGCTGCAAGGAAAGAGAAATGTCTTTGGCAGTAATACGCCCGCCACCAGTTTTAATCTTGGTAAGGTAGGCCCAAATCTGGTTACCTACTTGCTCGGCGCTGTTCATCAACCCTGTAGAGGGGTCACGAACTTGAATGCCAATCATCTTAAGTTTGTTTACGTTTTGCGCCTGGTTTAGTGCGACAGTTGCCTGCATACCGCCTTCAAGGCCTGCACCAGGAGTAAGATTGCTAAACAGTTGAGCGCTCTTAGAAACGGTCTCGTAGTTGGCTAAGCCCGCCATCATACCGCTACTGTTTCCAAGACCTACGGCTCTAGAAGCATCCATTTTATCGGTGGCAGTGCCGCCAATCATCATGCTTTGAAATACTTGAGCGCCTGCCTTAGCGCCCGCGTCTCCGCCAATACCCATGTAGAATCCGGCCCGGCGGCGTGAGATGTCGTTCTCAACATACTCCTCAGGCCTAATTGCCTGGAAGGTAGCCATAACCCCAGTGGCTACGAGAGACTTGCCGGCGGCAAACATGTCAGCGCCGAATGTACTTTGGCGCTTTGGTTGTATATATCCGAGGGAGGTCGACTCACCTGGTTTAAAGGTGCCCTGTTGCACAAAGCCCGTAGGAACAGCGCCCCCAGAAGGGATGGCGCTTTGTGGAGAGAAGCCCATTGTTCCTGATACATCAGGTGCCATAGGGTTCATGGCTGTGCCGCTGTTACCGCTAGCCGCAGACTTAAGGTTCTTGGCGATAGTCTCTGAAAGCTGCTTAGTCTTCTCTAAGGTGGTGTTCAGAGCTTTAAAGGCAGAGTTAAGGTCATCGACTAGCTTGGTCTTCTTGACCATGCTTCGGCTTCCGCCCAAGTTCAGTGACTGTTTAGTATCAGCCATTCTTACCTACCTCTGAGCCTTCCAGCTCTAGAAATCCAATTCATACGCTCTCTTGCGGACAAGCTTCTGATATCAGCTAGCGTCCATCCAGTAAATGCTCGAGATAGTGATTCGTATTGGTCCAGTAAGTTCTCGTAATCTGATTCTTTATAGACGAAACAAGTCTGCTAACGACAACGGCATAGGAATCTCCTCGCCGCATGCCTCACAGGTCGTCTTCACCTCCCCAAGGCGTGGCCCTGGGTTACGGGTCAGAATCTCAGAAATAATCTTTTCGCGGTCCTTCATGCCCAACTTGAGCACAGTAGTTGCGCCCATAGACACGATGCCGTTTACAGATTCAACACAGCCGGCTAGAAGAATAGTGTTAATCTCCGCAGCAGTCTTGTCAGCATTTTCTAGCAATTTCTTCTGAGTTACTCCAGTAGGCAATCCGACTACGATAGTCCCAGCCTTGGCTGACTCGTAAGTAAACTTACGGTCTTCCAAAGGGCTCTCTAAGTTTTTGTAGGGAATGTCGGTAGTAAGGTCTACTGAAACAGAAAGGTCAGTTTGGCAATGAGGGCACGGAAACTCAAAGTCAATTTCGTTACCGAAAGTGACCCTGCGGATTCCAATAAGGATTGCGTCTCGGTCTCCGCTAAGGAGGCTGTCGAACGCATCTTTATCAGGCTTTTCCATACCTAATGAAACAAGCCCGCGCTGTAGCATGACTACAAGGGCTCTGCCGGTAGACCCTGCTTTAGAAATGGCCTCTTCGTCCATTCCGTTTAGCTCACGGACCTCGGCGTATTTGACGAGGCTACCATCCCCGGCGACAAATCCGCCGGGGAGGATAACCTCAGAACTAGAAGGAGCAACCGTCTTAATTTCAGGCGCTGGCTCTTCAAGTAATTGTTCAGCTAGTTGGTTGATGACCGTTGGGTCACTGCTCGTATTTTCAGACATTTAATGCTCCTAGTTAATTATTTAAATAATACCACAGTCAGTACAGGTGTTGGCTACGTACGGATGTAGTCACCGCGAACGTCGCTAGCTAGCTCTACAGATAGACCCTCGTGAGCCAACGACATGGTTTCCATGATAATTTCGTTGCCCTGAGCGTTTAGGTCTGAGAAGCTTAGGCTGCTAATCCAGGCGTTGTACACGTTGAACTTCATCTTGTAAGCCTGCTGAGAGATAAGGTCGTTAGCAGTAATCTGAGGTCCGCCGGTAGCTGGGTGGTCTAGCACGTAGATAGCCAAGTTGCAACGGAAGGTAGTGTTAGTACCTAGTGGCAAGCCCTGTCCAGATGTAGCAGCAAATAGGCTGCGCATCCATTTAATGGCCTGGTCGTTGCCGAGGATAGTTCCACGGGTTAGGGTTAGCGGCTGGAATGAGGTCATTCCAGGAACCTGGTGTAGCGAGGTGTTCATCCCACCTTCGCGGTAACCGATTGCGTTGGTGGTGATTGCTAGACCTGATACTGAGGTAAAGCCTCCACGCAAGGTGGTTAGCTCACCGCTAACTGGCTGACCGTCGCCAGTTGCTGTAAAGTCCACGACAAAGCGGAAATTACGTAGCGGGTCAGTCTGGATGGTGGAGAAACGAGCTAGTGATTTAGCTTGCTGTGCCATTTATTTGCCTCCTAGGCGATAGTGACAACAGCGCCGCTGTCGTACTGGCTAATGCGGATAACTACAAATTCAGCAGGGCGCTGCAAAGCAACTCCGACCTCGATGTTAACCTGACCGTTCTCAACTGAGATTAGCGGGTTATTCTCGGCGTCACACTTTACAAAGAAAGCGTCAGCTGGGGTTACACCACGTAGACCGCCCTGAGCCCAAAAATCAGTCAGGAATGATTCAATTGTGGTGGTTACTCGACGCCATAGACGGAAGTCGTTTGGCTCGAATATGGCGAACTGGGTCATGTCACTCAAGCTCTTGCGCAAGTAAATCAAGCTTCGGCGAACAGACACGTAGCGGTCTGCGTAGCCTGGCTTTAGAGTGCGAGCACCCATGATTACAATGCCTGAGCCCGGGATATAGCGAATTGCATTTACTGGTGCCACTGCGCTGTTAAGCGAATCAAGCTCAGCGTTAGTTAGCTTAGGTACTGAAACGGCTCCAGAGATGCGAGTAGACAATCCAGCTGGTGACTTGAACACTCCATTAGAAGCATCGGTAGCCATGAACTGACCTACTACTGCGCCGCCTGGTGGCACAACCTTAGTTGCTCCAGCTGCTAGTGCTAGTGGGTCAGCAATAGTTAGGCTAGGGTAATATACAGCAGCCTGCGAAGACGCGGTGTAAGCATCTGCTCTGGTGAGCTGAGCTGACACAGTATCTACAAGCGGGTCGATAACTAGGAAGATATCTTCGCGGCTAGTAATGTAAGAAATTACAGAGTTGACATCAGTAGTGGTCACTAGTCCAGGAACGTTAAGTACCAAAGGAACATCTACAGTATCGAACTTGCTTGTTCCCGCTGCAATGTTAGCGGTAGTAAGTGCGGTACCATTAGCGCCAGTTGATAGGCTAGCGTTAGCTGTAGTAGCAGGGTTGTCAGTAGCTTGGTGGCTGTCACTTGGGCTAGAGTCAGTTGCAGTCAGGTAGGTTGACGAACCGTTGATTACAGACACAGCATAGCGCGGGTCTGAGTTCAGCATGGTTACGTCAGTGAACCTCTCAACAACGTACGCATCAGTCGTGCCGCCGTAGAATACGGTTACATCAAAGTAACCAGTAATTACTGAAGCTGAGATGGTCACGTTGATGCTGTTACCCCATGCTCCAGGGTTATTAGCAGTGAGCACTAGGGTTGCGGCTGGGGTTGTGTTAGTGTCGTTAAACGTGCGAGTAGCAGCTACTGCGTCGCTTGCGGTGACGCGGCTAATGTAGCACTGGTTTCCACCATTCGCAAAGAACAGATAGACCGCAGTGGTCACATCATTTAGGGTGCCCCATGAGCCGTACAATCTGGTGTACTGAGACCATGAGGTTACTAGGGTAGCGACTGTTGGGCCTCTGTCAGTTGCGCCCATAAAGGCGGCAACAGAGCCGGCAGCAGCACCGCCCACAGGTGAGATAGCGTTAAGGGTTTCCTCAACGTAAACTCCGGGACGTAGGTACGTCATAAGAATTTCTCCTTGTCGGTTTGGTTAGAATAGTCGAATATTAAGGGTGTTGTAGACCAAGCGGGATATCGATTGTTGTTGGGTTGAGCAGGACTTCATCGGCACGTACACCTTTAACTACGGTGTTTGCCTGTCCTTCGCTACTCACTGTAACCGTGAACACGTTCCTGTACAGCCTGCGGCCGTCTAGTACTGTGTCGCGCTTAGTGAATTCTTCTAGGATGAGGTGTCGGTAAGTAACTCCGCCCCCCACGTCATCTGTAATAGGCAAATAGCCTCGTCTTGATGGGAAAATATTATTTAGCAAATGGGCAATAATCTGGCGGTCGTGAATCGGGTGGCGAGCGTAGGTCACAACCTGGTACACGACATCCCAAGCCACCGGCATTTCGTAAGTGTAGATGTCAGTAGCGTTTACCGTTTTGGTGCCTTGGGCCGAGTCATCAACGTAGATTCCAGAGCTCTGGCGGTAGGCCGCCCAGTTAGTGTCCAGCATCTCAATGGTCATAAAGGGGTATGACTGAGAGCGAAGCTCGGTATCAGGCATGGCGTAGTAGACCCCGACCGCACGGGTAGAGTTTTTTTCGTCCGCTACCGTGAACCCAGTTAGGATTGTTTTGAGCGCAGCGTCTTCGCTGAGTAGAAAACTCAAGGGAGAACCCCCGAATCAAATAGGTTATCTATTACTGACTCAGACACAGAGTTGTGCACAGTCGCCTCGTTTTTAGTCAAGAACGTTCTGAACACTGAGGCAGGCGGGTGGTCCATTGTCCCATACTCTAGGTCCTCTATTTGGTCAGCAATACCCAGAGGGTATTCGATGTTAAGCCCTGTGTCGTCAGCCACAACGCTTAGTTGTGCGACGAGCATGCTGTCCCAGCCAGCAGCCAAGGCTGCTTCTTTAAGTGCGCTGGTAAGGGGGCCAGATAGGCCGTTAATTGAGTCTTTAGTAAAATCTGTCACTTGCGCCCCCCGCGGCTACCAAACTTACCAACCAAGAAAGAAACTAGAAAACCTGCCGCAAGGCTTGTCCTACCCTGAGAGTAGTTAGCGCTGTTTGCTATACCGCGGATAAAATCCGCTTCGGTAGGGTGAGACACCTTTCGTTTAGGGTCTCTGTCAATACTAGACATTCAGTCTCCATTGGAGTAAGCAAGATACAGCGCAGGGTTTAAATCTAGCCTCGCACGAGGCTACTTCTAGGGTAAAAGAAAAGCCCCCTAGAAGGGGGCTAAACTTTTATTTAATTACCGGTCTCCAGTACCGCCTGGGTAGACGTAGTCTGGATTAGCAGCTTTCCAAGCCTTGGCTTCTTTGTAGTCCTTATCCATTTCTGCTTGGACTTCGCGGGTGCCCTGTATAGAGCGTTGAACCTTACCTAGCTCAAACTCTCTGGTTCTTTTGGGTAGCCCTGAGTTTCGTACTCCATAGGACGAGATGTAGCCAATGTTCTTTAGAACACCGTTGCCAAACCCGCCAGAATCCTTAGACCTCCAGATAGCGCGATTTGGATTCCCAGTAGTGGGATTCCTTCTAACTTCTGCGCTTCTCTTGGCGTCCTTACGGACAGGCTTGGGGGTGTTAGCCATTAGTACTTCTTCTTGACGTCCCTAGCGAGCTTCTTGTCCATCTTCTTGTCAGCTGCTTCGCCAGGCTTCTTGTCGTCATGCTTCTTGTCGCCAGCCCTGAACTTAGCCTTCTCGATAGGGTTCATGCCCTCCATGAGCTTTGCATCGGCCTTCTTGTCAGCAGGTGAGCCTGACCATGGCATCTTTCCTGCTGGCTTCTTTCCTGCTGGCTTCTTTGCTGCCGGCTTCTTTGAGTCTGCCTTCTTTGGTGCTGGTTTCTTCTTGTCCATTGCCATTTATTTTCCTTACGCTGGGACTACGGTTGAGTATAGTACTGCAACGCCATAAGCCGAGGTTCCGGCTGCAGAGATGGCGTATAGGGTGTCTCCACCATTCAACCAGACTTCCTGGTTGGTGTTGGTGGCAACTTTGATTCCCCGGTCTACGCTAGCGCCTGTAGAAACGCTAGAATCTCCAAGGAATACGGAGGCGGAATCTGCGTTAGTCACAATGACCGAGGTTCTAGGGTTGTACAGAGGAATAGTCGCAATGGCGGTTACCGTAGCAGCCGCTAGGGTGTATGAGTTATGAACTAGGGCCATTAGGGTCCTTCTTTCCGCAGCGGCAGTCGCCGCACTTGCATTCTGCCATTATAGCTCCTTTTTATTTATTAAAATCGTCAATTGACTTGTTCTTAGAAGCGCCGCGAGTACGGGCCCGGTTCGGCTCAGAGCTGTGAGCTCCAGTCCTGAACTTGCCCATGTTCTTATTAAGTTCTGCGGACTCTACGTTGCGTCGAGCCTGAGCAGCCTTATTAAGCGGGGACTTCTTTGGTTTCACTTCTTCTTTTTGCCTTCTAGCCTTTTAGACATAGCCGCTGCCTTCTTCTTGGCGTCAGCTTTTGAGGATGCTCCCCAAGCTTGCAATGATAGCAGAAGACGAGTAGGTTCGCCATTAGGTTTACGCTCAGGGCCAGGGTTACCGCCCATACGGGCTAGGAAGGACGCACGACGGGGGTTATCCCCAGACTTAACTGGGGCCTTTAGGTCAGAGCCAGGATTGGCTTTCTCGTAAGACTTGCGGCCCTTTTCGTTAAGGCCGCCCTTCTTGGCTTTGCCTTCTTTTTTCTGCCAGGCTTCACTTGCCATTTTTCTTCTTCTTTGCTGCGTTCATGTTGTCTACAAGGTTAGGGTAAGGACGACCAGCAGCCTTAGCCTTAGCTTTGGCGGCAGCCTTCTTCTTGCTAGATAGCGGCTTGTCTTTTTTGGTGGGGTCTGGCTTCTCCCAGACAGGTTTCTTCTTTTCCATTACTTCTTCTTTGCTGGGGCAGCCTTCTTGGCTGCTGGCTTAGCCGCTGGCTTAGCCGCTGGCTTTGCAGGGGCTTTTGCGGCGGGCTTAGCCGCTGGCTTAGCCACTGGCTTTGCTGGTTCTCCGTAGGCCTTCTTTAGGACAGAGTGGGCCTTAGGGTTTTCCTTTTTAAAGCCGTCTAGGGTACCAGACGACTCCATGTACTTATACATGCTAGCCATCGCTTTTTTGTTCTTGTTTGAAAGGTCAGCGCTCTCCGCCGGGTTTATAGGCCTAGAAAGCCCGGTCTTGCTGTCTTCAGTGAGGATTGGGTTGTCAT